TTTTCTTTCATAATAATTCCCCTTTCCATTAACAACCTTTGAATTGATTCAATCCTTTGCCAAATGTATTCTTAGTTGTTTTCTTTTTAGTTGCTACTTTCTTTGTTGGTGTTTTAGCAGCTGCTTTTTTCTTAGTAGTCTTTTTACTTGTTTTAGGAATCGCAATTACTGTTGCATTTGGTTTAACCGCCATTGCGGTAGAATCAGCTTTCTTTTTCTTCAAGTTTTTAATCATTAGGTTAAATTGCGCTTTATCCATTATTGTCACCTCCTTGTTGTTGTTCGGCATTCATCATGCTATCCAAATGTTTTTGCTGTTCACTAGGTGTTAAAGAGAAGAATATTTTCTGCTCACTAGGTGTTAACTGTGCAATAATACCAGCCAATTCATCGGGATTAGCAGTATGTTGTGTTGCTACGTTGCCCTGTGCTTGCTCTTGTGGTTGTTGCCCTTGTGATTGTACCTGTGTTTCTGCCTGTTGTTTCGCCTGTTCTGATTGTTGTTGCAACTGGTTTTGTTGTTCCTGTTGTGCCTGTGCATCTGCTTGTTGTTGCTTTATACGTTCCCTTGCTCTCTCTAAGATAAATGAAGACATCGGTATACCCAGACTATCCATTATCATCCAATAGTCTATTGCATCCGCTGCGCCCTGTTCTAATGCTTTATCGGCGACTTGTATCATAAAGTTTTTATCTTTAGCCATTCCTGCATCTGCGTTGATGTAAATATCAAAATCGGGGTAATAATATTCGCCCGCTATGTCTTTCTTTAAGAGCAAGGACTTATCAAAGTAACCATACTCAATTTCTGCTGCACTCTTAACTCTGTACGGAACTTTATCATCATAATAAGCAATCAAGAAATCATAATACAATTGATACAACTCTCTGAACGCAATATATTTTTCATTGGTCTTTATGTTAAGTCTCGTAGCGGTATTAGCAGATAAAGTCTCTAGTGCTTTACCACTTAAAGTTGATGAATCTGCCCTGCCTTGGCTAGCTTCTGTAACTCCAACAATATCTTTAGCGGCCTGTAGTTGTAAATTAAATAATTCCATCGCACCATTATTAGGTGTCTTGATATCAATCGCTTTTAGGTCGCCAGTTGGGTCGTCTGTTTCAAGTATTTGTGATTCTGCATCTTTCAACTTAGACATCAAGCCAGAATTTTTTCTTACTATAATCTTAGTAGTACCCTTATTCTGTTTGCGTTCTTCCTTAGTTATCAGCCTCTTAATACTATCTTGCTGACGTTTAACTATCTGACAATCACTCACACCCAAAAATGATTTTTCTTTTGGAATGTTATACCACGCAATAAAAGGAAAGCGTTTTGGCACTCTCCTTTCTACGGTAACTGTATTTGTTTGTGGCGGTTCCACTGGCATATTTTGAGGTTGCTCGCCATTAGTCTGACCGTCTAATTGATTAGGTTCTTGTGAAGGTTGTTGACCTTCTGATACTGGCATTGAATCTGTTGGTTGTGTAGGTTCTGCCTGTTCAACATCTAATGTTTCCATATCTTCAATGTTGCCAGCTTCATCCCTTGGATAATAAAACTTAGGTAAATCCCTTATGATAATTTCGTTTGCCCATGTTAACAGGCTAACTTCGTTATCTTTATCTTTATACCAACACTCTACGACACTTACCATATCTTCTGTTTTACTTTTGCTTTCTTCTCCGAAATTCTCTAAGTCTCCATATTCTGAACCTTCATTAGATAACTTACTTCTAAATTCTTCACCGTAAATTCTGCAAACTTGATCTAATGTTTTATTTTCTATCTGAAAACAATAGTCCATGTCTTCAATCTTGATTACATTCGGTTGAGGAATAAAGTTAATAGGATGAGGATTAGTTGTTTCAAGTCTACCTCTATACGTGTGACCATTATAATCGGGATTAAATGAAACTTTGAGGATAGACATACCATTCTTTTTAGTAATACGTTCATTCTCGCTGACCATCTTTTGTAAGTTAGAACCTTCACTCATATATGTTAGCATGCCCTCTATCATCTTTCGATTCTCCATACCATCAGCAGATTCTATTGCTGATACCGCTGGTTTAGGTACTGCAACATCAATTGTTCCTTCTATCAATTGCATTGTTATGTTTACATTACTATCTAATTCCTCTGCAGAACTTAATTCCTTTCTACTGGACATGAAACCTTTTATTTTTGTATCTTCTCTAGCATCGTGATATTGTGCATCCCATAAATTGCTATAAGCCCTGAAAGAAGAATGAGAGGACATTGCTTCGTTGAGTTTCCGTTTCCATCCTAAAAGTTTATCATTAGTTTCTTTTTTCTCTTTAACATCTGCTTGCTTACCTTTGATTTTTTTAACGATTTTCTTTACTAAATTATCTGCCACTTTATCACCCGCTTTCTTTTAGGATTATGTTAATTTTCTATTTCTTCTTCCTGAGTGCTTTGAAGCTTTCTATAAGACGTTTATCTTGTTTGTAAGTACAGAAGCTATATAATAATCCTATTATAAAAATTACTAACCACAACCACCAATACTTAATAAGCAACTCGCCTTGCGTTAGGTGTATGAAATCATTTAACATTTAATCGCCTGCCATTTATGTGTTTATCTATAAAACCTATAAATAAAATAGCTCCTAGTATTTTGATACCATTAAACCCATTTCTCATTGTTATATTAATGTTAATGTTAAAAATAGCAATACTAGCTACGACGGTAACAAAAACAAAAAGTCCAGTAAAAAAGAACCCTAATAAATTTTTTAATATCTTCTTTAACAATATATCGCCTACTTCCAGAAAAATTATGTGCATGGATAAACCATATTTGTTGCTTATGTTATAAAGTCTATACTTTTAAGCTCTATTTGTTATTTCATCTTTATACCAACTAGGTTTACCATCTTTAATCAGTAACTTTAAATTTCGCATTATATTTATAGCAACATCACAAGCCTCATCATCAACAATAGTAGTTTTAAAATTAGCCATGATGTAATCCGCTAATTTATCTATTTGTTCTTTCTTTTCATCTTTTAGTTGTTCCTCGCAATCAACTTGAATATTTCTTCTGCCAACTATTTTATTGTTGTAAGCGGTTGTTATATCTGAATGTGATAGAATTTGTTTTTCTGTTGGTTCCTCGAATATCTTTTTCAGAGAGTTATATATTCTTGATTGTGTTTGGTCGCATTTTTCTCTACCTTGAACTTTCTCTTTAGCTAATAGATAAATGCTCAACAATTCCGATTCATCCATTGCCACATTATAATTAACTACTGTACTTAATTTTTCAACTTTCATACAAATACACCCCTTTAATTAATATTTTACCCTCACCATTTGCCCTAGAATCCATTGTTAGCGTACAACCTTTATGGTTATACCTTCAAAATTCTATTCTTGCGGTGGAGGTATGCCACTAAACCCTTTAAACTAGCCATTCTATTTTTAACAATATTTACAACAAAATCTATAAATTATCGCACATCTATGTAGTGAGAACTAGCTATGCTTTATGTAAATGCGCTTATTGTCTACGTGCTAAGTAATCTTCCATTGCTTTCGGATCAGCAAGTAAGTCCGCTTTTAAATCCTCTGGAAGTTTATCTAAGAATGATAAATCCTTGGTGCGTGTAATGTATTTAATTTGTTGCGCCCTAGCTTCTTCAGCTATCATGTCACTAAATAATATATCATCGTGCTTTCCAGACTCCGCATCAGGTCTACCCTCTTTATTGATAAAGGTTAAGCATTCATTTAAAAAATCAATGTCATTGAACGAATCAATATTATCTCGAATCAAAACAACTTCTCTGTCTATAATTAATGGCCTTGTATTTCCATCTGTCTTAAATCCATATTTACGTTGATATTCACCACTTATACTGTCATATCTCTTACGAATATATTGTTTATGATAACCCAACCGTTTAAGTTCTTCTATCGGGAATGTATTAAAATTACTCTCTATGCTTATGAGAGCATGGTTGTAATACTGTCCGATACAATAACATTGGTGTGCGTATGTGTCAGATTCCATGTAAGCGTGAAGCGTTAAGCATCTGTTACCAGTAATGTTATTGATAACCGTACCTGTAAAGTAATCCGAACCTTCGCCCTTAGTATCCCCACCAAGCACATACGGATAACCAGCAATACATTCTTCATATAATTTAATGTAACCATTGCTGCTTTCAACAAACTTAATTGTCTTATCCTTAATCTTATTCTTAGTGATTGCATCATCCCACTCAAAAACAAACGAACCTACTTTATAAGGTTTTTCAGCATACTTGGACTTAAGTACCATCTTACGTAATACAATTTTTTCTTTATCGAATATACATAAGCCACTAGCAATAAACGCTTCATCTGCAGAACAAGGATATTCTTGCTTCATATCACCTTTAAAATCTTTCCATTGGTTAAAATACCAATATAACTGATTAAAATTGAGCTTTACGTTATCGAGCAACCACTTACACCTATAGTAAGCCCACTTTTCGTTTTCTACATCTGTGTTTTCTTCTGCATTTGTAATGTTACTCTTAAAATTAGCTTCTGTAATATCACTCTCAAAGTTTTCTACATATTCAGGAGTGTCCCACCATTCAAAGAATAAACATTCCCAATTGTTGTTCTCTTCCCATAATTCGAAAAACTCATTGATACCATTTGCGGTGCTCTCAAGCACTTTGATTGAATTTTTAGTAAGTGCAGGTTTAAGACCAGTTAAAATACTTTTAAGATTTAACCAGAAACCGCATTCACTACCATGAAAGAAATTAAGTGTTTTTGACCTACCAGCATTTTTACTGCCTGCGGTGCTTACTCTCCATCTGCTATTAAGCTTTTCAAAGTGCAACTCTCGCCTATTGTTGTATTTTTCTGTTGGTTTTAGTTGAATCGGTAAAGTATCATAAGGAAATTTTGCCTTATCACTAAATATAGCTTCCGTATTGTCCTTTTCATCTGCTAGTGTGAAGCCCGAAAAGTTGCGTTGAGTAATACTGCATGCTAATTGATAAGCGGTTATAATACTCGTAAAACCCTGCTGGCGACCTTTGAGTATGAGAAAATTAAGATATAATCTTTTCCCATTGTTAAAATCATCTTTTGCAACATTTAGTATATCCAAGAATTTAACCTGGACCATATTAATAAAGAATGGTACTGTCTCCTGTTTTTTATTTACAATGACAAAACACATCTCAATTAAAAATTCTGGATTGGTTTTAATTTCAACTCTAAGGTCAGCTCCATTTCCACCAACAATATATTCCGCAATTGCAGCTACAAACATATTGTCTTTATCAATATCCTTATACCTGGACCACATCTGTTTACGTTTTTTAATTATATCTAAAGCTTTCATACAATCACCTTTTCTATCCATTATGTTAAATTGGATTATACATTTATATATGTTATGTTAAATTTAACTACAAGTATTATAGCCATATTTAACTAAACCTAGTTATGCCAACGTTTATAGAACATTGACCAGTTTAACACAATATCTATTAAGTTAAACTCGACACCCTCACCATTTACCTTGTAATGAACTTTAAGTATGCAGCCCTTATAGTTGCACCCCTAATTATGCAACCTTTTTAGTGCAACCTTTTTAGTGCAACCTTTTTTATTCTAAGTAATCTTCAAGTTTTCTACCAATAGTTGCATTTAGATCGACTTCTTTACGTTCTCGCCATTCAGCTGGTTTTCTATTTGCAAGCCAAAACTTTATAGCGGTTACGTCAGGTGATAAATGTTTAGTTACTACTTTAGTAACTGCAATTTTATGGTTACCCTCATCATCTCTAATTGCTTTACCATCTGGGTTATACAAGGGTTCTTCTGTAATCTCCTTGTATGTATAGCCCTGCGCTTTCTTATATAGTGCATTCTCTATAATGATGTCCGTTACTTCCTTGCCAAACTTAAAAGCGTTAGCCAACTCGATATGTTTATTCTTATAATCATACAAAGTCGCAACATTAATACCTAAGTTATCTGCAACCTGTTTATTAGATAATCCATTTCTTACCCACGCTTCTATTAATGTAAGTTTTTCTCTAATCTCTGGCCATCTACTTCTATTACCTACTGGGTTTGAAGGTGCAACTATTATCTCTACAGGTGCAACCTTTTGTGCAACCTTTTCGATTCTAATTGTTTTTACAGGTGCAACCTTTTTAGCTGCAACCTTTTCACCTCTCAACCAGTTCTCTCTATGTTTCCAACTCTTTAAAGTATTAACACCAATACCATACTTACTTGCTATATCCTTATATGTCATGCCTTGCTTATAGTCTTTGCCTGCTTGCTCTCTCACATCTGACATAGTATTCACTTCCTTACTCTGCGATCACACCCTTATGCTAATTGCTTTAATCGTATTTATATCCACCCACACATAAAAATAAGCACCCATTAAATTAATAACGAGTGCTTTGTCCTAGGGGGACTATATATTTATATAACTAAATTATACCATATTGATTTCAACGTAGTGAATAAATTTCCATACAATTTTTATACAATATTTACACAATAAAAAGCAAAGTGCAAAATATGCCCAATGCTAATTGATTCATATTAAGATTTTAAATATATTCGTTATATCAGCACCGTACTTTTTAGTTACTTCTATTAGTTTTTTAAATTTAAGCTCATACATCTCCATCGGGTTTTCTTTAAATATCCCTCTTTTATTTTTACACATAATTTCAAACTCAAACATCCCAAATTCTTTTTCCCAAGGCTTTTCATCATCAAAATTCATATATTTTTCATAGCCTTTCCCATCCTCTAAAATAATAAACTGATTTAGTTTAACAAATTCACTTCCGATGTTTATTATCGAATGTCCTTCACCATTATCATTTTTTATAACAGTTTTTTTATTCTTTATCATTTTAACACCCCTTTTATAATAATGGCGGTTTAGGTCCGCCAACCTTATCTGCTATTAAGTCAATAAAGGTTTGCCATGTCCTCTGAATATTTGACTACCATGTAATTCCCTTATCTTATCCATGCTTAACTCTTTATAATGCTTCTTTGCTGAATCTCCTAGACTCCATGCTATTTTTTTCTTTCTCCATCTAAATCCTAACTCTTTAAATATTGTTGTAAAAGGTTTTGTATTTCCTGTTAGCCATATCCAACTACCGCATATTTCAATTTCTAATCCTTCACAGTTAATCAGTTTTTCGATTACGTCCTTGAAGTTCTCTGCATATTCATATTCGCTATAATCTACATTTGCAGTATCTTTTAATGTCTTGAGCAATTCATCATACTCACCGTTTAATGTTTGCATCGCTTCAAGTGTGCCACCCTTATCCGGGTGATGTAAGAAAGCTAATCTCCTGTACTCCGTTTTCAACTCTTCAATAGTTTTAATATTTTTTAAGAATTTCATAATTAATCCCCCTCAAGATTATTTAATAACTAACTTATATTCTTATTGTATATCACATGACATACATTGTCAACAATAATTTGGGTTATTTTTCAAAATAAAAAAAAGAAAGGTTTTACCCTTTCCCTTTCAGCTTTGCTATTATATGAGTTTGTGCATCTAATATTATTATCATCCTTACATAGTTTGAAAGGTCAAGCCCTAGTTTAGCAGCTTGTTTTTCTCCCTGTTCTCTCATTTCTTTAGTCATCCTTATATTAACTATTTCTTTTTTTGGTGAATCTTCTGTTTTAATTTTCATTATGCTCCCTGCCCTTCTAACTCTATATATCTTACATTATCTATATTCCAGTTTAAATCACTTGGTACATTGTCTTTATCAGCTCTTTCGTATAAATATTTATCTGTAGACATTCTTTCAATGTCGTTATCATAAACCCTAATGCAATGAGAAAACATATAATTTTTAAGAGTTTCAAACCTTATAGTAGATTCTTCCTTTACAAATTCATTGCTTTTTATAAAATCATTTTTCTTGTCTTCGTTTATAAAGTAATAATAAAACCAATGGTCCATTTCCACACCGCCATCTGTGCCATACACCGAACACCCTACCTTAAATAATTCTTTCACATTTTGTTGCTCTAATACTTCGAGAAATGTTTTCATATTAATATGCCCCTTTATAATTAGATTATTTTTTGATGTTATTTCCTATTAAAATTAATTTCGGTCCCTATTCTTTTAAAAGAAATTGCATTTGTATATGGTGTTGTATTTATGCTTATATTGTTTTCTCTTGCATACTTTATTGCGTCCTCTTCGCTTCTAAAGTCTGGGACATTTTCTAATGCTTTTTCTGTCTCTAAATTTTCAATGCAATATATTTTATCAAACATTCTCATTTTATTTGAATTTTTATAAATTTCATCTTTAAAGTTTGAAATGAAATTTATTTTACACTGATCTTTGGATGATGTAGCGATATGAATTTTCACATTCCCTTTTACTGCGTGTATAAAATTATATTCAGGTGTTTTGCTATTCTCAATTTTAAATCCGTTTTCAATTGCAAGAGCTTTCATGATTTCAATTTTATTATTGTTATCAGTCATTTTTACATATCCCCTTTAACTTTAATTTGTTGTACTTGCTGGCTTTGGTTAGCTTTCTATATTTACATTGTATATCACACGAAACACATTGTCAACATTTATTTTAGATTTATTTTAATTATTTTTCTGCATAAAAAAGAGCAGGCATTGAGTACCCACTCACTTCATTATATAGTCATTTAATAATTACTTTGTTTAGGATTTGGCACTTCAAAATATCTATGTGATGATTCTATAAAGCTTAATATATTACCAGTATTGCCCTTAGGTAAATTTTCAAAATGTAATACTGTCTGTTCCTCAAAGTATTCTTCATCTATCCCGTATTCTTCTAAGCTATTGATCCATCCTAATATTTCATCAAGTTTTGATTCTTTAATCTTCATATGTTCTTTTCCTATTTCTCTTTTGAAATAAAAGCTATAGGTTTTTAAAAATGTGACGTCATTTGGTAAAATGATGTATCTTTCATTAGTATTATTTGGTTTAGTATTTTTAACCTTAGTATTATTTACACTCCCATTTGTAAGAATTGATTCTGCATTATTAGCGTTTTTTATTCCTCCCAAAATGCGTAATTTAGATATGTCAGCACTTGTGGCTAGTTTTTTCTCTAATAATTCTCTCGTGTTTCTACCACTTTCGATATATTCTAATAACAATTCAGGGTTTTCAATTATTTTAAAGTATCTTTTAGGTGGTATCCCTTTAACTTTATATTTTATTAATTTTAATTTTTGCAAATTTTTAATAACCGTTCTTTGCACTTTTTCACCTAAACTAGTATCGAGTAATAAATTATCTACAGTATTAAAAAAGTAACCATCATCTGTTAAACTTTCTCTTATGTTAAAATAATTATATTTCGCTATCAGTTCTGTATAGATAATCGCTTCATTCATGCCTAGCGAAAACATGAGATTCTTATTAATTACGACACTTCCATCTGCTCTGATTAAATCATAAATCGGACTTAAATTTTTCAATTTTACCATCTCCCATTGTATATTTACGGAGACTTATGATATAATAAAGATACAATCTATTTCATAAATCGCCTAACGCCTATGTCCCCCAAAGATATAGGTTTTTCCGTTCCTATGTATATTATACCACTTCGTTGATTCGATTTATATTAAAATCAAACAAAAGGACACTAATCAAATAGTATCCTCACTTCATTATTTTACACAATTTTTCGATCGCTTTCCTGGCTACTCGTACAACATCACCTGTCTCATGTTTTAATTCTACTCTCGTAGCCCTCCAAGTGTTGTTGTTAGCGTACTTTAATTCTAATACTTTCAACTCAGTTTTATCCAGTAGTTTCATCGCTTCATCTAATCTTTTGATTTGAGTTTCTAGTGATATTTTATCTATTTCGAGCATAGCTTCATCGGCCATATTTTGATATGCGTATTGTTCTGTTGTATTAGATATGTTGCTAGTTTGCACCCTCTCGTCAAAACTTGTGCTTTGAATGCTCATACTTCCTATTGTTTGCACTTCTTCAATTTGTAGCTTTTTATCCTCTATTTCCGCAAGTATATACTTCCTGTTTTTTATAAGTTGTATAACGTCTTTTTCTTTCATTATTGAACCCTCTTATATTTCAGTTTTGTAGTTTCGCCACCTCGTTCACTTCTATGTTCTTTGTTCATCATTATGATTTGTTTAACTTTTATAGCATCTTGAGGATTTATTTCCAGTAGTCTTTCCCTCATGTCTTTGTGTACTGTAGACCTTGAAACTCCAAATATCTTTGATGCAACTCTGATCGTGCATTTAGTTTCAATCATGTGTTCAGCGATTCCTTTTGCTCTAGCTTCTATATATTCTTTCATCGTTGCCCCCTACTTTTTAATAACATGTGTCCTGCGTTTATTTTTTCCGACAGCGGAAATCGTATAATTTTTATATATATCATCACGTTTTCTCTTTTCCGCTGCTTTTAACCTCGATATATGTGTATGTGTAATTAAACTTAAAAGCTCCCAATCTTTATTTTTACTAGCTTCATCTATTAATTCGATTTCCTCGGTAGTTAGAAAATCTTTCATAAAGTTTCCTTTTTACAAAATTTTACACACGTAAATGTCCTTTGTCTAAATCCACGTAAAGGACATTTGCCATCACATTGTTTCACTAGCACACCTTTTCTATTTTTATAGAATGGTTCGTATAATTCGCAATCTCCACATTTTCCTTTAGCTTCACTCATTTCTTTTCTCCCTCCATGTTTTCACAGAATTTATTAATAATCCTATCAAGTCGTTTTTGAGATATTTTTTCATCCTTAAAGGCACTTCTTAGACATTCTTCTAGTCTTGTATCTAATAGTTCGCAATGCTCAATAAATTTCCTGTTCGCAAGGGTTTCTGCCACTATAACGAGTGTTCCCTTGGCTATCATTCGACCACTTCCGAAATTTCTATTTCTACCCTCGGATTCTTTTTATCATACAGAACTCTGGAACCATCCACGCTTACTATTATTTTAGAATCATCATCCTTCAAAATTTTAGCTTTTACGAGAATATCGTGAGTACTTTCCATCAAATTTGTAAGGTCTACTTTACCCCTAGTTGGCATGTAGTAAAGACATTTTATAGTGATGGGTGATTCTATCGGCTCGCCTTTATATTGGCTATTAAGCTTATATAGGCTTGCTTCTTAGTAGTTGGTAAAGGCTTCGCTAGGAACTATAAACCTTCTACCAGTTTTATGATTTTTAAGTATTCGTTGACTATTCTTCTTTGTAATCGGTCTACCTTCTATCATTAAAGTGATCATGTCCTCACCCCCTAAAAACTTTAATTGACTATACTTCCACTTATTTAATTCTCGCTCTTTCTCTTGAATAATCACTACCGCAGCCCTACAATTTCTTTAAGCTTACTCCAACCACTTTTGGCCCTTAATTCTTTATTTTCTTTTTCAAGTCTTACATTTTTAATCGCCATATCCATTATTGTTTCGCTATTTGCTTTTATTTTTTTATAGTATTTACGGTTTTCTTCTTTATACTTTTCGCACTTCGCTTTATTTATTATGTTTAAATCGATATTTCCCTGCGCCATTTTCGTTTTATCGCTAATCTCTCTTTTAAGTTCAATGATTTTTAGTTCTCTTTCTCTTTTATCTTTCAAAGATATGGCATGTAGTTCTTTTGCTATTTCAGCATCGGATTTTAAAGTTTTATTTTCTCTTGTTAATTTTTCAATATCATCCTCTAACCTATATGTTTTAATTAAAATAGAATTTTTACGTTTTTGTAAGTCCATAATGAAATCATTTAACATAGTCGTTGTACACTCATAATCTTTTATTTCGCCTTTCATTCTTTGATTATCGCTTTTCATTCTCTCATTATTTTTAATTAATTGTGTTTTTCTCCTATTCATTATTCATCCCCCTTTAAATATAATTTCTGCCCCCCATTAAGCGAATCAATATCTCGTCAACCCTGTAACCATCTCTATGTCCGCATAGCCTTTTACATATAAGCACCGCATCAAAATCACTACAATCAAGAATTTCTCTTATTTCATCCTTACAATAATGAGTTTTTTCGGAAAACATTTCAGTTAATTTATGTTGTAGGTTGGTTTTTAATTTTAAATCTGCTTCTTTGTTCAAATGAACGCCACCATTGCCCCTGTGACATTCAACGCATAGTTTTGCTAAGTTAGCTTTTATCGTTCTCATGTATACCGCTTGACTTTTAAAAATCCGATGATGGATTTCGCAATAAATATTTTCCTTACCACACAATTCGCAAGTTCCATTCATTTCTTCTCACCCTCTGTAATTTGATTAGCAACATACTTTTCTAACATATTTATTATTTGTCCTTTACTAGCTGCATTGTAATAAATTATCCTTTCCGTGTGTGTAGTTTCTCTAATGTCTTTGTCATAGCTATGATTTTCAAAGTCATAGCAGCCCTCTTTCAAAACCTTTATAAAAATCTGTTCCATTTCAATATCCATTCTGTTGTCTTTCGTAGTTGATTTTATTTTTTTCTAAATATGCTGATTCCATCTCTTTTGCAGTAAACCCAAGTGCATGTCCTAGGTGAATGAACGCAACATACATGTTTGCATACTCAATATTTAAATAATCCATGATAGGCTCTTTATTGCTTGTTTTCCAATACTTAAACGACCTACTCGCATTTGCTACCATCGAAAATTTTATAATAAATTTTTCTAACGCCTCCAACCAGTTTGTAGTTTTAAATTTCAATAACTCATACACCATTTTAAATTCTACATCCTTGTAAGGAATGTCTACTTGCACCACATTTCCAACCGACATTACAAAATGAAAGACGTCTGATGCTTCCATGAGTTTGTCATTCTTGTTAGCTTCACTGAGCTCTCCAACCTCTGTTGCCAAGGCCAATAATCTATAAGCAAGTAACTGTTGTTTATCCTCTACGACTACACCCTTTGTTTTTAAATTAGCCATGATATAGTCATCTAAATCCTCTTGTTCTTTGAATAGTTCCCCTACTTTCATACATTTACCCCTCGTTATCCACAATCTGTGGTTATTTTGTGTATAATGTTACGTTCTGTTGAAATGATACTTAAAAAATTACAATTTAAGCTTATTAAGACATTTGTCACAAATAACTTTGCCCATAAATTCTTTTGTTACCTTAATCTCTCCGCAAAACGTACAACCTGGCTCGTACTTCTTTAATAATATGTATTCACCATCTGTAAATATCTCCAATGCCCCTTTATCGTCTATTTTAAACGACTTCCTTAATTCTGCTGGTAAAACGATTCTCCCTAGTTCATCTAAACGTCTAACAATTCCGATTGACTTCATTTTCGAATCCTCCTTATGTATTAGCAGAACCATTTAAGATTCTGCTAATTTCTATATTTATATTATATCACATAAAGTGGTATATTTACACAGAATGTTGAATATAATGATAAATATATGTTTATCTCCTAAATTATCCTAGCTCTCTATAAAACTTATCGTACTTTTCTATTAAATCCCATCTATCGATAAATATATCATATTTACTTTTACGCCCTATACACATTGTAACCACTTTCAAATCACTACCAGGTATTATAAAAAACTTTTCAATGGCTTTATTTTCATCAAGTGCAAATATCATATACAAATCGCAAGTAGCAAATTTCTTAGTAGTCCTAAATGTATGAACTCTAGACCCCTTAACATAGCCAGGCCTGCTAACCTTAACGTCTATTTTAATGTTGTCGTTTATCAATAAATCAAACGGATATTTAGTAGTCATCCTTTCAACTTCAAACCCTTTGCCCTCGATTAATTCAATAGCTTTTAATTCATAATCTTGGCCCAAACTCGTATCGCTAATTTTTAAACCCATCTTTAATTTTTCTGCCCAATAAGAAAAACCACCAGTTTTTGCTATTTTATTAGTAAGTGCATCATCATTTGTAATACTAATTATTTCCGTTCTACTTGGCATACGATTAATACTTAATAATTCTGCAACTCTCATTATTTCACTCTCTATAAGATTATCGTTCCACCTGATGCCTTTTGTATACCCCATTCAAACACCCCTTCTTATTATTTATCTTACTTTATCCTATAATACCATATCTTTCCTTATGGTACAAGGCAAATTAGTATGATACAATATATTTAAGGGGATGATTTTATATGAAAGAAAAAATAACAATTACTATTGATGAAGAAATATTAAAAAAATTACAAACTATAGCCGAAAAAGAAAGCAGAACTATAAGCGGCTTAATAAATAAAACTTTAAAAGATAGCATAAAGAGCGATAAATAATATCGCTCTAACTTATTTTGATAAAGGAGAATAAGAAACTCCTTATTTAAAAGGGATATCCGAATCGTCAACCGGTGTTATACCCGAATCACTACCAAAATCATTTGAACTTGTTTGTTTTGAAGAAGTATTTTCATTTTTACCGCCAGTAAATTCGATAGTATTAACCATAATATCAGAAGAGTATTTTATTACACCATCTTTGCCTTCATACTTATTTATTCTTAATGCACCCTCTACTAACACCTTAGTCCCTTTAACTAAGTACTGTGCTAATTTTTCACCTCTCTCGCCAAATAAGCAACAATTAAGCCAATCAGTACCATCTTCTTTTTTAAATCCTCTCGCTACTGCAACACTGAATTTTAGCAATGCTTTTCCACTTCCAGCAATGAATGAAAGTTCTGCATCTGATCCTAAATTACCGTTGAATATAATCTTATTTATAATAAATCACTCCTCTTTCTAATTTTATTTGTGTCAGAATATTTTTGAATTGCGACTAAACTAACGATTCCCCATTACACATTCTTGCAACTCTTTTACATTCGTGGTTTGCTTCTTTTCTTGTCTCAAATGCACTGTGCATTTTATCAATTTCACTGTTATAATCTTCTAAAGTTTTATAATGTTTTACATCTAAAACCTTATTTGTTGCATCAGCACTTATTACACAAAATCTACTAAAATTTTCATTCATTTCAATTCCTCCATCATTTTTATTTCATTGCCCCAACAATCCCAACCCTTAATTTCTTGTCGTGCAAATAACTCTATTCGTGGTAAATCTCCAACTAATTCGATTATTTCATTTCTTACTATAGGTGGTTTTTCACTATGCTTAGTTAGTGGCTGATATATTATTTGTCTTACCTTTGCAGAAATTCTTTTCGGTTTTCCTTTCGTAGCTAGAAGACACAACTCTGCGTTTTGCCTAGTCCATCTACCTTGCCCCATAAAATCATCAATACCATTTCTTTTTATATTTCTTTCTTCATTAAAAATTTTATTTCTCTTAACCCAATCAAAGGCACATGTTTTATATTCAAAACCCCAGGCTTTAATTACTTCAAATACCTTATCTAACTTTGGCATTGTCACCCAAATAAAAAGCAAACAATCTTTATCACTAATACTTTTTACATCTAAATTACATATATCATCCATGGTCATTGTTGAATAATAATCTTCGGATGAACTTCTTTTCGCTCCCTTACCTAGTGCCATTCTACTGTTATAACTCCAAGGAGGATCAGCATAAATTATTTGATATTTTTTATTAGGAAATTCCATTATTTTAACCCCCCACTGTGTCGTGATATTCTCATATTTTGCAACTATTCTATAAATTCTTTTCCTATTTCCTCATAGTTAGGTTTAATAATTTCAGCTACTTCATGAATGAGATTATAAAAATTTCTACTTTTCGTATCTCTGAGATAATGAGCATTGTTAATTTCTTTCCAAATAGAATTTAAATCTGTTTTCAATTGTGCGTTTTCTTTATTTAGTCTGTTAATTGTCTGTATTAATACATATCTTTCATTTTCTTTCAACAGTTCTTCCACCGTTATTGGCACCTCGTTTCATTTGCAGGACATTCAAACAACCCACAATCTTTACAGCAATCTTTCCATACAGTTTCGCCTTTTTCATTGAATAGAACTTGTTTGTTATCTTCCATATTATTCCCTCCTTTTAATTAGCTGATAGCTTTAATATCCTTTGAATACACGTTTAATCCTTCATACTTCAAGTCATAATACTTTGATGCTATACCCGGAAACTTTGCTGCAAACTCATTCATATATTTTACCGGCGAACTGTTTTCTCCATTTGCTATGCAAAATTCTCTAAAGCTTTTCTTTTTAAAAAAATTAGGTTGATTGCACCACCTAGCTAAAGTTATATACATTCCTCTATATGGACTTTCCTCATATCTGTTAAACCTCATAATATAAGGCAAGCAGCCATACTTCATTAATATTTTAATTCTTTCAAATGTATCTTCAATATCTTGATTCCAAAAGTTCTGATCCCATTTATCGTTTCTATCAAACCCAGTAAATACATATAGCTTTGTAGTTTTTTTTATATGTTTTTTCCATATCGTTAATTTATTTTCTATAAGCTCCCTATCTCCTAAGAAATCAAAGGCAAATATATAATCTCCAAAATACTTAACTGGCTTAAATGCTAATACTTTTTCCTCTGTCATTAATCTAATGTCTAATCCTTGTCTGAATTGAAAATACTTTTTAGTATCGACTATTGTTTTCAATATCTGTTTCCAGCCTGGAAATGCTAAAAAATTATCATCCCATAGAGATATTCTAGGTTTTGAAATATCAAGAAACTCATTTATAGGTGAGTGTATAACTGTGCAATCATACTTTTTATTAACACAGAATGGACACTTACGGAAACAACCTCTAGTAGTAAATCCTATTGAGCATTTTAAATAATCATCGAATTGTTTTGGTTTAGAACCACTGTCTATTTTATTTTGTACCCAAGTGCTATATAAACTATAGTCTGGCATGGAATGCTCTATTTCATATGGTAAATCTGGTGCTTTGTCAAAGAAAAATCCAGTACCACCATATTCAACATTGGTTATTTCTAATACTTTTTCGTCTATAGGTGTATCTGTAAATACTTTTGATATAAATACTTTGTCATATGCTTCGAAACTCTCATAATCCAATTTTAAGGTTACATTATTTCCTTTTGACTTATAGTACCCACTTAGCTTCATACAAGCCAAGTTGGGAAATCTGTGTTGTTTCCTACCTATTAAATCAGCATCTATTATTCCAATATTCAACTCTAATACCTCCCTTCGGACTATTTAGCAATTACGACTTAACTAACTTTCCAGTTATAAGCTCACTAAATTCTAAGCTTTCAACCCATTTGCAAAATTCTTTCCATTCAGGCAACCTATGGTCTTTACGTTGGCTATATACAGTTTTTAACGCTCTGTAGTTCGTAGTTAGTCGAGCGGTTAATTCAAATCCACTAGGGTTGCTATATAAAAGTCTTAAATAATCTACGCTATCTTTTGTTTCATTGTAGGTATTTTTTAATTCTTCCATGACGGTAATTATTCTTGGATCGACATATTGATTATATTGATTGTGTAGATTGAATTTACTTATTTTATGCATAGTACTTTGACTTGAAACAAAATTTACGAAGGTATAGCGTTCCATCTCAATCCATGCTTTATTGCTAAAAGTTAAGTCAAACGATACTAAAATACCTGTCAAGAATTGGTCATGCCCTTCGCCTTTATCGGAGGTTGCAAGGCCCATAACTCTATCGGTTATAAATCTATCGCATTTATTTGTATCTACTGCCATTGGATATTTTGAAGCCTTTACACTACTAGGCAATCCCATTGTTTCTACATTATCAATTTTCATATTTTACCCCTCCAAATATTGATATTCTCTAATCTCTTGATTCTTTTTTAGCTTAATCAATCCACTTCGATAAATAGAATTTATATCTTTCCACGTTGTGTTATATGTTTTAGCAATCTCCTTACAGGTCATAACCTCGTTTTTTAGCCCAATCTTTTTGGAAAATATATCAAATTCTTTTTCACTCAATATTGTTTTTATTATTTTTATCATGTGTTTACCAGCCATTTCTACAATTGGGTCAACCGCTTTTTCATCTTTAATCGCATCTGCAATCGGTGATCCTGTTTCTCCAACTTTTAAATCAAAAGAACAAACTTCAACCATACTTTTTTTAAATTCCGTAATTTCCTCTAATGTCTTATCACAATATTCAACCATTTCACTTGACGTAGCTTTCCTTCCTAGTTCACTTTCTAATTCTTTAACCATCGCATCAATTTTATAATTTTTATCGAATATCCAGCAAGGCACTCTTATTGTTCTTGAATGATTTTGTACCAACCTTATCATGTGTTGCCGAATCCACGAATGAGCATAAGTGCTTAATTTTAAGTTTTTACTTAAATCAAATTTATCTATAGATTTCATTAAACCCATAACTCCAACTTGGCATAGGTCTTCAAATTCTGTAGTCCTAGATACAAATCTTTTAGCTATAGTTTTTATCATTCCGATATTGCATAATATTAAATATTCCAGTGCTTCTTTATCTCCATTTTGCGTTCTTAATATGAATTCTTTTTCCTCCACTTTTCCCAGCAACGGGTATTTGATTATTTCCATTTTCTCCCCCTTAGTTTGTTGTAAAGTCACATTAGGTTTTTGTAATAGGACTATATAACTTCTGTTAATATTCTAAATTCTTTTAATATATTGCCATCAAATGTACACTCAATTGGTTTATTTAATAATTTATCTACAGTTTCAACATTGGCATCTTTTAACATCTTCTGTACATTGTCCATCATAGTAACCATGCCATTATCTTCATGTCCTTTATATGAGGGATTATAATAATAGCTACCAACAACTCCCCAACCTTCTCCGCCTATTCCAAGCGTTAATCCAAATAAATATTCAGAGTAACCAAACCTTACACTTTTAATTTTCGCTAATTTCCTTTTCATATAATCCTCCTTAAATTATCATCCGTGTTTTTATTAAATCTAATATTCTATATGATATTTCTTGCACACTTCTGAAAAATTATATTCTTCGCCAGTAAGTTGTTTATATAGGTATCTATCGCTTAAATAAACTTCCGGGAGCAACCCTTCTGTTTTATCTTTTGAAGTGTCCCACGCAACACAATTTCTTGCAACGTTTTCCGTTATTCCCTCGATTGTCGCTTCTCCTAATTTATCCTCGTACTCTTTTAAATAATTTCTTACCTCTGCGAACCCAACTAAAGCGAGATACATGCCACATGTAAACCTATCTTCGTCCATATATTCTCCAAAATCTATAGCATTGCAATATTCTTCATCATGTTCTATTCCGTACAATTCTTTATCCATTTTACGAATATATTCAACTAAAGATATTTCCGCTTCGCCAACTCTTACATATACCTCTTTACCTTTTACAAATACAAAGTTGTGCATGTGTTCAATCATTCCTTTGGGATTTTCAGTTACTAATTTTTTCATATAATCACTCCTTTAGTTTGCTACCGACATCAATGTCGGCAACAAAATATTAAATATTTCCTAATCACTTTCATGTTTAATCTTCACATCCATCATCTTCTAACTTAATTAATAATCTCTATGTTCAACAAGTGTTTCATCGTTGCTACTTTGATCGTCTATTTCTATTTTTGTGTAAGCTTGATCTACCCTCATCATAAACATATCAAATTTATCTAAGTGCCTTAATGATTTTAGATCGCTAGCTTTTTTCTTCCATTCCAATCTATGCCCTTTATCAATTTCTTTCCATCTAGTAAGCATGAACTCAACATTTAATTTTTCGTCTTCTTCACATTCAAATCTAACTATATGTTTTTCGTAATCGTTCCAATCGCTACTAACTTCTTCTACCTCAAAGCTAGTATTGATATAGCCACCGTCATATTCATAATTTTCTATTTTTTCAGTATCTATTACATTAGAACAATATTCGCACCATTTTTCATAAATTTTAGTTATCTTTATATCACTTGAAATTTCTTCGCAAGTCATTAATTCTTTAAAGTTTTCTAATAACTTTCTATTTTCTAAAGAGGTACCCTTAAGTACATCAACTAGTACAGAATCAAGTTTACATACATATTGTGAGTAATCATAATTTTCTAAATAAGGAACCATTACTGATTTAACTTTGTTTTCAATTACCTTTTTAACTTCTCCATTCCATCCGAACATATCATTTAGAGCCGAAGAAACGCACTCTTCAAGTTTTGCTGCTATTACCTTTTCAACTATTCCCTTTTCTATTTCCTGCGATATACAATCTTTTATACTATTTTCTAAATTCATAATAATTTCCCCCTCCAATTTATCTACAAATAAAACTCCATTTTCTCAACCCTTTTAAAGTTGCTACCACACCATGTTTTCTACAAAAACCAATATAATTAATTCTACTTTTATTTGTCATTGCAATTCCCTCCATTATTTTGTATAATAATGGTCAGGTAAGTAAATTCACAAAATCTATTACCTAACCAATTTCTTAATCTAAGTACCCTCGCCGAAGGGTGCTTTTTAATTTGCTTGATAAAAGTCATACTCACAATCGAAATTATCAAGAACACTCCCTGCCGAACATTCCTCGAGTGCATCTTCTAAATCAGAATTTCTATTCTCTAATTCCTCAATCCTCTCCTGCATGTACTCCCTTGTTTCAAATTTATCATGTAACGTTTTGTCTAATAAATCAAATAGTATCTCTTTGTCCATTGTAGCGAGGTTAAGCATACCCACCGTGAAGTTGTTATTGTATTCATTATCAATTACCACCAAAGCTTTAGAACCTCTTGTGATGCCCTTGTGAGTTGTTATTTCTGTATATCCTGTCGCTAAACCTTCTTCAATTTCTGTTGATATTAAATTTACGATTGACATTGGCAATTCCTCCTTATTATTCCATTTCTTATTATATTATATTCCTATAAGTAATATTATGCAACAGTTTGTTGTTATTTTATTTATAGCTTTACATATTCAATTCCATAGACTTTGTAAGTATTTTTAAAAAACTCCAATCCTTTTTCTTTTGCTATGTCATGGTGTAAAGTACAAAGAGATATTTTGCTTTTGTCATCTAATGTATAAATAATAGCTTCTTGTCCGCAAATGCTACACTTAGAATGTTTAAGACAATAAAACAAGTACGTTGAAATTTCAGTAGTCCTGTTAAGTGCTAGGTCTGTTAAAGGTATACTATTCATTATTACAAACTCAATTACAAAATCTATAAAAGCTCTTGCAACCTCCAGTGTGCAATTAGATAAGCTAAAATCTTCTAATCCGCTTTCCATGCAAAAATTATATTTAAACAACTGTTTAATGTACTCAGGAACATCTCCATTCCAATCCGCTATATCTTTAAATGTTGCGTAAAGTTTTTTCCTTTGTTCAGCATTTATTTTTCTACCATCATCAAATGTTATTTCTCCATGTATACCCTTATTTGTAGAATATTTTAATAATTCTTCTTTAGTAATGTCTAAGCCAACCGTCAAAAATGCCTTTCCCTTAATTTCTTTTATACTTAAAACTTGTACTGGCTGGCTAAAGTTTTTCATAAGTGTTATTCCTCCTCGATTTTCCCTTTTGCAGTAGCTACATAATCATAGTTGTTATCTTTTAAAAATTTACTAAGTGCAACGACTTCTCCCATATTCCCTTGTATTCTCATTTCAATGAAGAATCGTTCCTCTGCTATTTCTGAAACTGTTTTTTTATCCTCTACTGATTCAGCACTTATATTGATATTTCTAACCAATTCTTTTGTTTTTGTTTCTCGCTCTAGTTTTTCAGTAGCTTTATTTTTTTCAGCTTCATCCTTTAAATACTGTGTTCTTTCAGCTTGTAACTCCTTATTCAACTTTTCCGTTTTTTCATCCTCAATAGCTTTTAATCTTAATCTTTCTTTTTCTTCCGCAGCTTCTTTTGCAATTCTTTTATTTCTTTCTTCTATCCTTACTTTTTCCGCTTCTTCAAATTTAGCTTTTTCTATTCTCTCAAGAACTAATTTTTCCGCTTTAGCTTTATTATCTGCTATAGCTTTTAACTCATTAGCCTTTGTTCTTTCTGCCCTGTCGTTTATCGTAGATAGTATTTGAGATATAGGAAATTCTGTATTTATAAGCATTTGAAAATCCGAAATATCTAATTTGGCATCAATGTTTTTATTGCAATTTTCTATAGTATCTTTTATTATTTGTAGGTTTTCAACTTCTTGTTGTTGTTCTTGTTGCAGAAGATAACCTCGTCTTTCAATATCCTCCTTAACCTTTTTAACGCTCATAGAAACGTTCATATATTCATCATGTACAATCAGTTTACTACTATACTTATCATTCAACAGAAGCTCTTTAACCATGCTTTCTATGTGCGTTTGTGCCATTAATCTTTTAATCTCTCTAGCCTTATCATCAAATACAGAAATTGCTTGTTTGATAGGGTTTTCAACTTCTACTATTAATCCAACTAATTCCTTGCATTGGCCTTCAAACCTAGTTACTGGAATAAGCATTTCTTTCTTAATTCCTTTTCTATAAGTTTCTAAATCATTTTTCGTCTTAGAAAGTTCTTTTTGCATCGCTTTACAATCTTTTAAAGTGCTTTCAGAAACTACTAGATTTTTATATTTTTCAGATCCAGCTATTAAAGAAGCCTTTACCTCTTCAAAATTTATTTGTACGATCGGTAATTGTTTTTCTAGTTTTATATCCAACATATTAATTCCCCCTATTTTTCAAAACTTTGTTACATCAAAATATTTTTGAAGTGTGCCGCTATTCACCATCACTAAATATCGTGTTATTACCAGCTACAAGAGTTATTTCACTAATAGTATTAACTAGCTTTACATTAGTCCACCCTTTGCCATCGTTGAATACAATAACTTTATGATAATCTTCCTTTTCTATTCTTTTTAACAAATCATATACAGTCATGTTTATACCTCCTTATTGCGTACTGTTATCATATTATGCCATCTATATTATGCCTTCCAGCGGATTAGCTACCTTATCAGGACGCAGCCCCAATTTCTCCATTGCTTCACTCCAAACCTCAAAAGTCATTTGTTCAAACTTTGTATTGTTATAAGCGGCACATATTATCGCTTGCTTAACGCCTTTTTTATCTGCCAACACTTTGATTGCTTCAATTTTGTTCTTATCAATCAATTTTTCTTCGCTTTTCTCATTACCCATTTTCTTAAAATTTTCATAAGCACTTTTTTTATCTTCTTGTTTGATGAATTTAACTTCTTTTGCATTGTACTTTTTGCACAATGAAGCTTCGTTATATCCCTTGCTCGCTGCCATATCAACTAACATTTTAGTAGTTACATTATTAGAATCAAAATTGTGTTTATCATTCTTCGTTCCTGTAGGTTCCTTATTATCTGCATCATCTTCATCAGTTGGTAATCCAAATGTTTTTAACAAAAAGTACCTCTCGTTGTACGAAAGTGCAGTCCCCACTGCCTTACTTATATCATCCGTTTGTTGCCCTAGTGCTAGCCATTCAGTAACTAACATTTCTGTAGGTGTTTCTGCATTTATCCATGTATAAGTTAGTTTGAAAGTCACTATAAAATCCATACTTTCTTTTCCTTTAGCGGTTATATAATTATGCTTTTCCCAATGCACCGTAGAATAATCAACACTAGGTATAAGCAATAATCCCATTTCATCCATCTTAACTTTGATTTTACTTAGTACTTGGCTACCACTTACATAATCAAAACCATAACTTTTAGTATCTTTTGAAAATCCTGTTATAGACTTTCTAACCTCAACTATTTTCTGAAATAAATTTAATTTTTCCATATTGTCCCCCTATTTATTTTTAAACACATTTTTCTAAAAACTCATATTTCTTTTTCAACGACACAGGCAATTCTCTAAGAAGTTTACTCACCCAACTTTGACTTAAATTTAATTTTTCTGCTATTTTCATTTGTGAAGATTCATCAATAAAAAACATTTTTAATATCACTTTATGGCTAGGTTTAAGTTCGTTAATAAGTAGATTAACTTCTTTTATTTCTTCGTGCTTTAAAACTAATTCCTCACACTGATCTGGACTTGAAATCAAATTCATTAATGTCAATGTATTTCCACAACCATCGGTGGCAAACGGTTCATCAAAACTTACTTCGCACATGTTATATTTCTTTTTATTTGATTCCTTTCTTATTTGCATTAAAAAGTCATTTGTTACAACCCTGCCTAGCAATGTGGTGAACAGATAACCTTTTTCAATATCATAAGCGTTAAAAGCTTTCGCCAATGCCATGCTGCCTATTTGGTTTAAATCCTCAATATCTAAATCCGAATTTGTAAATTCAAGTGCTTTTTTATAAATTAATCTTTCGAACTGTTCAAATGTTTCGCCGCAAGTCATTTCTCTTATTTCAATTCCTTTTTCTTTTGTTTTTAACTTTATCGCTTTTCGTATCTCCACGCTTACCTCCCTCGATTCCCATAGTTTTAATTTTGTTTTAAGTTATAATCAAGACAACTTTCTCCATAAGCACATTGTTGTTCTTCTGCATCCCCGCAATCTCCACTCCAATGATGTTTATTACAAAATGGTACATATCCAGCCCCAACATCTCTTTCGTCCGATACAACACTATGAGTACATATATCGCATTTGTTTTCCATAACTCCCCCTTTTATAAAATATCAATTTTAATTTTTAAAAGTTTAATAAGTATTTGAATCTGTTTTAATCTAGGATTCCGTTTACCATTTTCTATTTGGCAATAACAAGATTGCGTTACTCCTAAGCGTTCTGCAACTTCTGCTTGTGACATGTCAGCTTTAACTCTAGCGATTTTTAATTCTTGTCTTTTCACTACATCATTTCCTTTCATGCTAAATTATTCCTTCTTATTGTTATATTGTATTACATATCGTTATAATTTGCAACCCTTTATTTTCCTATTTTCCACATCTTGTTGAATTATTTTTTCACACTATTTCTTTTAGAAATTATTTTTGTCTTTTTGGTATTCTTTTTGCTATTTTCGTTTATAATGTTAGTATGTAGTTGAAAAAATCTTATGTTAATCTACTAATAAATGTATATATTGTTTTATATGTTGTTTTTTAAATTTTAAAAATACATGGAGGTGTTTATATATGGAGGATAAAATTATGAATAGTGACGAAGAGTTGAGAGAAGTATTTACCCAACGACTAAAGCGATTGAGGATGGATAAGGATTTAACCTTAGAGGAACTTGCCAAAATATTGAAAACTAAATACGATATAGGAGTAACTTACGGATCATTGGGTAATTATGAGCGGAATACGCGTATGCCGAGTTTGTTCATTCTATCTAAAATTGCAGAGTTTTTCGATGTAACGACAGATTACCTACTGGGAAAGGTGGATATTAAAAATGCCAAAATAATGCAGACAACCATATTCGATAAATACAATAAACAACAGAACGTTAAACTCGTTGTTAACAAAGATTCAGAGCTTGCTAATATGTCCATAAATGAAATAAGGGAACTGGTAATCAAATTACGTAGTTTAGGAATTGATTTCGACAATATCGTTTAATAGAAATGTAAAAATAGGTCAATATTTAGTAGTATATAGTGTTCATTAATTTGTTCTTTCTGTCACATTCAATGATATAATAAAGGAAGAACATTAGGAGGCTATGCTTATGACAAATTTACTAAAAGGTCTTTTTTACATACAAACTAGTGACGGTAAAAAAATTACTAAAGAACAAATTCTAGACAAGCTTAAGAAACCAAAATCAATTATTCTTACAGTAGCTTTACTGATAGCGTTCATACACTAAAGCAGATAAAAAACACCTACATTAATTTGCAGATGTTTTTTTATTTTTCATATGATTATTTATCGTCCATGTTGTCTATGTATAGCTTACATATTATATTGACTATTTCATTTCTACTGTACCCGCCTTTACTCTTCGCTAATTTATCCAGTTTATCAGCCAACGCAATATCCATGACAATACCGAAAGCTTTAGTCTTAACTCTAGCCTTAGCTTTAATAGGTATGTCTAATTGTAGCTTATCGCTTAGCTTATGGTCTAGTTTTTCTTTTGGTCTATGGCTTAGTTTTTTCTTCTTGTCAACAATTGGAGTATTGTCTTTTTTATCCTCTTGTGGTATGTTTGTTTTGACGTACTGCTTAGATATAGAATCGTATATATAGCTAGCCTTTTTGAAATTTCTTGCTATACTAGTGCGACCTATGCCTAAATAGTGCGCCGCTTTTGTTAATGTATCACCTTTTGCAAGTAGATCATTAACATATTCTAATTGCTTTACTATCTCCATTTCCTCAAACTCCGATTTGTTCATTGCAATCTCACCTCTTAAATACTTTACTATATCTTAACTAAAATTGAAATAGAAAAAGGATACAGTATCTTACAACTATATCCATAAACTTTATCTATTCATTTTTACTGTCAGCAATCGCACCTTTGATGTTTTCCCAAAAATACATTAAATTAACTACGGGTATTACTGCAAGTGTCGCTATTACTATATAAAGACTAAGAGGTGCGTTATCAAACGCCCAATTAAATAAATTATTAAATCTTTCTAACCATTCATCTGGCAGAGTATCCATTTGTTCTTGTATATGTCTCATTGCTTTAAAAGGATCGTTTCCTTTATTTAACTTCATTCTAAGTATTGCAGACATTACACCCGCTAATACTGTTATCCAATATATCTGTAATATAATATTCATTTGTTACCCCCAAATTAATCCTCATTACTTTGTTCAGTTTTTATTTCTTCGTTTATAAAAAATAATGCAGTTCTTAATCCTTCGATGGAATTATTATCTTCTATTAATTCACATTGTATTTCGGTTTCTATAATTTCCTTTGCCCTCTTTAATCCTTCAATCATTGTTTTTTCTCCTTTCAACCTCTCGATTTAAAATCGACTACTTTAGAATATTTTTGAAATATGACTTAAATTCCTACTTTTGTACCATCACTATAATGATATACAATGTCGTTAAAAAACAATTCACTGTTAAATTTAAGTTCAGCCCCTCTTGTATTTATCCTCCTATGATTATAGGTATATCTACTCATTTCAATAAAGAGTAATCTTTTAGGAGTATCATTTATTGTTTTTAATTCATCTTTATCCTCTACGATATTTCCATGTGCATTTATTACTACTCTCATAATCTCCTCCAGCTTGATTCGTATTATTATTTTTTCAAGTTCATAATTTGACCCATCGGTTTATTAATTACATTCAAACCACCTTGAAGGCATATCCCAATACTCAAATCTAACATTTCTAATTGCTCTTGTTTTAATCCTACTGGATATATTGTCCCATCCTTGCAATAACATAATAACTATTCCGTCTTTTGTTCCATCGGACATGTTATTCATTTAATAGCCCCCTCGTTTCAATCTTTCTTTAAGTCCCTGACCTCTTTTATCAATGTCTCATCAAGTTCTTTCATCATCTCTATACCTTTCTCGTCGGATAATCTTCTCAATACTCTTCCTTGCCTGAACGTTAGTTTTACACCCTTAACATAAACCATATCAATAAATTTATCAAAGAGCCTTTCTTTCTCGGCATTCATATAAATTCCTTCTCTCGTTTATAATAAATTTTATAATTCTTAATGTATATTTAAAATTTGTTGTATCTCCGTTATTTTTAGTAAAATTACCGCCTTTTCTTTTGTTGAAATATTCTATGCAAAGGTTATAAGCATACGTATTTACGTTTGTTGTTTTTATAGTATCGAGTTTGCTTTTAAAAGTTGATAGTATAGACTTATATATGTCTATAGAGTACATTGAGTTAACTTCTAATAGCCATTGTAATATATCATCATCTAATTTTACCTCATATCTTCCGTTTTTCCTGTAACAACTTGTAGGCCCTATGAAATGATTATAATTAAGTTTTTCCGTACCCCTTTCTGTAAATCTATAATAAATATCACCAGTAAAAAATTCTGTAATGCTATATCTATTATCCATATAATATTTTTTATTGTTTAATAGCATAAAATAATTATCTATACTATTTATTAACACTTCCTTTTTATGTTTTTTTAAAAGTGGATTAATAAATACCTTTATTAAATTTATATTTTCTTTGTATTTTGTCTTAGATGTTTTCTCCCAGTGTTCAAGTACCAAGCTTTCATTCTTCGTTAATTTATACTGTTTCAATTTTATCCCCCTCTATTTATTTTATTGTATATAAGTTTTTGAACTTCTAAAATGTTTCGGGACTAAAGGAATGAAGATAGAACTCCCTCCCTCCTAAAAATTAGATTTTACTCTAATCTTCAAGAAAGTGTTAATGTTTCGTACACTTTAAGTACTCGACTTCACACCGTTATTTCTAACCAACCATTCAAAAGTATTTCTACCTCAACTCACTCATTTAGCGCCATACATTAAGTTTTTAGTTGCTCCCTTTGCATTTCTGCAACACTTCTATATCCATATTAATGAGATTTTTCGTCCTCTCCCATACACCCAGCCATGTAGTTCACCGAGGACGTATTTCCATCTAACGAATAACAAATACAGTGCTACGCTCCTAATTGGCATTAGTATTTCCTACTGTATGAGTTTTTTAGTTTAACGAGGCATTCTTCCTTCAACGGCCTCCAATCATTTGTAAAATACAAAAACCCTTCTACAAGTGATTAACTTATAAAAGGGTTGTATTGGAGTATTAAAAGTGCTATAATTAGCTCAATAATATTCTTCTAAACGTCTTTCAAAGTGTTCTGATCACTTGATTGATTTAGCTCTCATGGTTGGTCTTGTAAGCCAATATGAGAGTGTTGAAGATTTTTTAATTTATTCTATTAATGGTAGTATACTACGAAATGTTGAATTTTACAATAACTTTCCTAATAAAAAAGAGAAAGGTTTTACCCTCTCTCAATAATTAACTTTTAGTTATTTTTCTTACACCTTCAGGTGTTAATAATGTCGGCATCCTTTCGCCTAACTTTTTGTAGTCGATCTCCTCTTTTAAATTGAAACTTTCTAGCGTCAATCTAGTTCTCAAAGTGTCTATGGAAATATCGTATTCTTCAGCTATTTCTCTCATAGTTTTAAACCCTTTTAAATTTATGGTATTGCCAAGTTGTTTTATTATCGCATTTTTTATACAGTTTTCTGCATATAATCTTGAAGAAAATTTCTCGATATTTTTATCATTTCCCCAAAACTTTATAACATCTAAATACCATCTTTCATCTTCAAATATAAAACTAACCACTTTTTCATCTTTAAGATAGTGTATTTCTCCGTTTTCATCTATTATTATTGCACCATCATTTCTTCTAGTTTGATTTTCTAAACAAATTTCATCCCATTTTTTTAAAATTTTATCGCTATTATTTGAAATTAATTCTCCCCAGTTCGGTATTTCTTGGTTTTTACTCTTTAAGTTTTCTAGTTTATAGACTAATTCATCTATGTTTATAATATCATCCTCATAATCGCATATGGTATTAAAGCCATTTTCCCACCCTCTATCATGACGTGATGCGTAATTAGTAAGTATTGCAGTGTGTATTTTTTCAATTATCAGATCAAATACGTCACTGACGGTTCCGCTTTTATCCAATATATTGTTTTGCTGATTTGCATACTTCGATAATTCTACTAATTGTTTCAATGTCTCTTTATTCATTTTTACACACCCCTTTTATTGTTTTTCATATACTTTAAAAATTCATAATTTCCGTTTGTTGATTTAAGGTTTTTTCTCCACGTACACCTAGCTTCTCTAAAAGTCATACATTTAGGTATGTCGGTATCGCGTTGAACTATCTTATTTAATAGTTTTTGATATACATTCATTGATATTTGCCCCCTCTTTATTTTAAACATTATTTAACTAACTCTCTATACTTCATATTATACACACACGTGTGTGTATTGTCAATCATTTCTAATAAATAAAAAAGAGAAAGGTTTTATCCTCTCTCCATCCCAGCACAACTCTCAATAGATTGATTAACCTCACTTGAACTTATTTTCAATTCCTGCATTGTTTCCAGAACTCTTTCTCTTGTATTCATCTTTCTAACTCATTTTCATATTGATTCGGAGCAAATTTCAAAGATATTATTTCAATAGGTTCGTTGATGTTTTCTTTTATTTTTATATTCCAAAATTCTTGTTGGTCATTTCTATATATATCCGCAACTTTACGAGTTAATAAGAGTTCCTCTTTAAGAATTTTATTTTCATTGATTAAAGTAGTAAGTTTATTTTTGAATATCATTCTCCAACTCCTTTTTTATTCTTTTTCTCTTTCATTCTCATATTCATGCTCGCAATTTCTTGATCCGTAATAATTGCAGGAATCTTTTATACTTTCAACCATGATTTCATGTCGTGCATTTTCCCATTCTTTAGCTTCTTCTGTTTTACATTCATTTAACATAATAGAATGATATACGTTTTCTAGTGCTGCAGCTGCATTCATTAATATTCTCCTTATTTATTGTTATAAATCTATATCAACCACTGGAAAATTTATTTTATATCTCATTTCTTCTTTGAAATTTTCAAACTGGTTATATCTTTTGAGAAATTCTTTTTCTGTGATTATTCCTCTTTGTTCCTGCGCTATAAAATGACCAATTATTTGATTAAACATTTCAGACATTTTTTTATTCATTTTTCTAACTCCTTATCATTGCTACCAATACTGAACTCTATTATGTGTTTATATTCCATATCTAAACTAAATTTAATTTCTTTTAGCCTTCCATCAGCATCAACCGAAAAGTACTTTTCATTTTTACCATTTTCTACGCAAATTCCATTTTTATAATCATATAGGTTATATTGTTAATTTCATTCTCTTTCATTCTCCTTGTTACTAATATGCTCGCATTCTTTAATTGCTTGGTCTATGAGATATTGAGGAACTTTATATTTTTGACTTAACATGTTTAATGCTTGCTTGTAAATATATTTACTTTCTTTCAGGTTATCAATACATTTAATTAGTTCCTTGGCTTCTGTAATGGCTTTGTCCTTTTCTAAACTATTTTTGTTACTATAATTTTTATACACTTGTAACGTCCTCTCAATTGCTTTAATTTTGATTTCTTGGAGTTCGGAATTTCTAGCTTTTGCTAGCATTTGTTTATGGTCATTCTCATTTAACTTCTTTTCTATTGCTGCATACCATGCTTTTACTTCCATGTGCTTGCGCTTGCTATATTTAACACCTCTATTAAGGCATTTAAAGCGTTGTTTCATGTGGTTGCTATAATTAGTCTGCCACTCTCTCATTTTCTCTACACCATCAAAATATCGCGTATTAGATAATATGCTTTCATTTTTCTTGTTTTTAAATTTAGGCACTATGAGAGCGTGAATATGCCAAGTTTTTTCATCTTTGTGTAAAGTTGCATAGACACAATTACTCCCAAAGTTATCTTTTAGGAATTTAGCATTATCGTTTTTCCATAATTCTAAATCCGTTTTTGATAATCCTTTAAAAAAGTCAGGTGATGCGGACATTAATAACGATCTTGCTATTATTGCATTTTTTCTTAATTTAATATCTGTTATATAGTTTTTGACATTATTGATTACGTTTTTATCGCCTATTAATATTTCGTTTTTTATATTAGTATTTGCATTTGCAACTTCGTTTTCTCGTTCCATATGATTAACAAATCCATTTAATGAATTGACGGTTTTGTATTTGTCAGCTATTCTAAATATTGCATAATAAAAATTTGAGTTTTTACTTATAGTTATGTCTTTCAATTTTTCTGTTTTAACTGGTGTTCTAAAATCTTCCCAACTCATTTATTTGCTCCTTGTTTATTGTTTTGCAAAATGCCGTACTGAGTTACGGTTTATATTCCTATCTAATTACTAGGTTTTACCATATGCAACCTTCAGAATCTGTTTTTTATGTTACCATTAATTACTAACTTTTTGTACATTGTTTGCATATTTTGGTTGATTATAGTAAATGTTTTGATTGTCTAAAAATGGCAATTTATTATGAGCAATTATTAATACCATGTCATCGTTTATACGTCTGATTTCACCTGGTGTAAATAATTTCTTAGTAGTAGTTCCTGTTGTTACTTTGTCACCGTTATGTGTCTCTGTTTTCACTTCTCTATCATCACATAAATTTGAAATATAACTCATTGTTTTATAATCAGAAATAGAAGGTAGTATAACTTTAGATTTAAGATTATTCAGAATTGTGGTTGCGTTATTCTCGCCATATATTTCATAGAGTTTTGATATATTTTGTAAGCATACTAAAAATCCAACTTCTTCTGATCTACATACTGAAACCGTTTCTTCAAAATTTGATATTTTACCAATATTCTGAAATTCATCGAGCATGAATAATATCGGTAATCCTTTATTGTGCATAACCTTGTCAATTAATTGAGTATAGAATACCGATAAGAACGGTGATAGGTATTTACTCTTTGACGTATCATATTTGATGTACAATGCAATAGGTCTAGTTCTTAAATCGAGCGGCTTAAAATCGCTATTAGAGGTATTGTTGATTATTTTGTGATCTGTGAATAACTGTAGACTTGTTAATAACGTTGACATTATGCTTGACATTGTTTTTGGACTTCCAGCACTAGCCATAAATATTTTAAATTGTATAGAAATATCTTCATTTTGATTATTACCTAATATTTCTGTTAATTCCTCTAGTGGTGTATTGATTATAAGTTTTAAAGCTTGCGATATATTTTTACTGTATAATAAAGCACTTGTGAATAAAGGAATACTCATGTTTTCCCATTCATTTCCGCTTTTCCCTGAACCACCATTAACAATTAAATTGCTTGCTAATTCTCTAACTTCTGTAAATCCTTCGCAGTTTTCTAAAAGATTGTATTTTGCATGTTTGCCTAAAGGCTCAAACAATATCGGTTCTCTGCCTATACTTCTTTGATACTCACTCGTTAAATCCCACAACTCACCTTTAGGATCACCTATTATAAGGCTACTTTTAGGCAAATCATCGCTTAATAGATTAGGCAGAGGAATACTTGTTGTCTTCCCTTCTCCTGTTGGTGCTATAACACAGACACCTTCTAATGTCTTCTTGAAGGTCAATTGAAACTCTTTTGATAATACTAGTCCGTCTGTTCCAGTAAGTTTTCCTAAATCCTTTTTAGTACCTAATTTTGAGGTTGCTAGTTTTTGCTTATTTTTTCTAAATAATAAAACTATATCTATAACCGGGATGCACATTGCTAACCATAATAATTTTTGCATCATTACGAACTCTTCCACCGACAATTACTCCTTGTATATTGATTGTAGATATGGGGTATACTTAAATTTAAAAGGAAGTGATATTATGATATTATTATTAAGTGTTGGTGAAGTTTTGAGTTGGTGCGCTGCTGCTTATTGCTTGTATCGAGGTTTGTTTTAAATTTCTTCAAGTCCGTCTTTTGATGATTTATTAAGACTTATATATTTCAGATAAAATTCACATGCTTCTTTTATAAATGCTGATTTTTCCTCCATGGCGTATATGGCTGCATAGATTTTTTGGTCTTTAGTTGTGTTCTTAAAACTTACAACTATTTTTGACATATTTACGTCCTTCTTTGTATTGTTGTATTAATAATATATACAAAGTTTAATCAATTGGTTACAATGAATTACTCCATAAATAAGAAAAAGTCTAGCAAATGCTAAACTTTTAAATAAACTTTAATTGTTGGTTTTTATCAGAATAGCCTAAAAATTTTAATATTATTCTTTCTCGCTTTTTACCGTAATATTCACTTTTAGTACTACTTTGTAGCTAATTAAAAATCTAAATCAAAATCACTTTCCTGTTTTTTTTCATTTTTCATAACTTTAACCGGCATTTCTTTTTTTATTAACCCTTTAATATAAATGCTAGGACTTAACTGAGATAAGAGAAAATTATACATGTCTTTCTCTGTTTCTTTAAACGAAATGCTAACTTTTAAAGCCAAATTGATTCACCTCTTTTTTTAAAACCTCTGCTATTGGCAAATATTGAATCTTCTATTAATTGAACATTAGGTATTCTATTTTTAAACGCTTTATGAAGCATTATAGCTCCACCACCAACTAACATAATGTCTAAGGTCTTGATACTATACCCAACTTGTAACTCATTCACAAGCCCTTCTACATAGCTTTTAAATATATCTAATGCAAAACCAATATTTCTATCTTCTCCATATATTTTTAATCCATTTTTAATTAATCTTGGTGCATCATCAGCTTTTAGATCAAGTGCATATTTGCTATTAACCATTTTTATAAAATCTGAATATAAATTTAAGGTCCCAATAGGCAAACTATATGGTTTTTTAACTTTTTTATTTTCTAACAATGCGATATCAGTTGTTCTACCTCCGATATCTACAATAACACCGTTAAATTCTTTGTTTATTAAAGCAGCAATGCCCTCTGGATATACTTCTATATCTTCAATTATTAGCTTTCTTTCAATCCCATTTAAACCAATATTCTGCATCCTGTCTTTTAATAATAATTCTTTAAAAGCATTTTTATCTTCTTTGTATTGACTAAGAGGTAAACCCACACAAATCTGATTATTTATTTCATCCGTACTCATTGCTACCGCCGCAAGAAACATTTCTTTAATATATTCTTTTTTAATCTTACGGTATTCAGTATTATATGAACCTTCTTCCATATAAAAAGTACCATCCATGGTTGTTAACGCAATGGAACTGTCAAGTATATTGTCCGTCTTTGCAACTTTAGACGTAAAATTAACACCCTTTGAGGTTTTTGTTGCATAATTACCTAAATCCACACCTATTATCATTAAATATATCTCCTTTTAACTACTTCTTACTATATAGTATTCCATATTGAGCAAAATGTAACCAATGTTGTTTTGCAAAATAAAAAACCCATATACTTACATGAAAGGCAAGCATACAGGCTTTAAACTATTGTGGAATTATATTATTTTATTACAGCAAACATTCAAGAACCTATTACATAATTTGATCTACTTATATTATACAACATATTTACAGTTATAAATTTAATTATGTCAGATTATTTTTGAAGCACGTCTTATAATAGTTCTGGTGATAATTCACTTTTAAGCCAACCTACACCCTCTAACTTAACTACCCATATGTCATATACATTTTTATCTTCAATGAAAGGCTTACACTTGCTTTTAAGCATTTCTACATTGTTTGCTTCTACAATATGTGTCCTACCATTAATATAACTAATTCTTGCTTCTAACATAGCCCATTCCTCCTTAATTTTTATTCCGACTATCTCATTCTCTCTTTTACTCTCATACCAATATCAGAAATTATTTTATTTAATCTCTTATTCTCTACCATAAGCACATCATAATCACGTTCAGCAGAATCAATACCTAACAAAGTATCTACTGAGACATTAAAGGTTTTGGCTATTAGCACTATTCTGTCTAAAGAAGGTTCTCTGTCACCTATCTCGATATGGCTTATCATTGATTTACTGTATTTTAATTTATTTGCTAATTCTAATATGTTCCAATTGTTCCGCTTGCGTAATTTTCTTACCATTTCCCCGAATATATTAATACGTTTCATCCCCATTCTTATTACATCTTTTCAATTAACCATAATCCAACTTTAATTTCTAAATTATCAATTGCTATCGCGAAGTTTTTCAAAGTTTCTTTTTCATCACAAATTTTCTCAAACCCACTACAATAGCCACTTTCTCTATGAATTAACACTTTATTTTTCTTATCAATTATTAATTCAGTATGGTCAAATAAACCTACTTTCATAGTTTTCTCCTTTCGGTTATCAAGTAATCCTCGTTACCTCCACGCTTGCATTTTAAACAATTCTCGATTATGCAACCACTAGCCATTAGTTTTATTCCTTAAGTATTTTTGCCAATTTTCGTTCATTTCATGAAATCCGTCATATATACGTTTTTCATCCGCTCTTAATCTCTTAGCATTTTCGTTATGCCATAGTATTTTCTGTTCATTCTCGTGTATTTTTTTATCTATGTCGCGCTCATTCATATAAATATAATCCTCCCCAGAATTTATTTTAATTCCAAATTAATCTTCTCTATTAGCATCGTTATATCTTTCCTCGAACTCAATTTTGTCTATTGGCACAATCTCTTTTTCTTCACATTCACGCACATACTTTTTATACAATTTTATAACTTTAACCCTTGTTATAATATAACCTCCCTACCATATTTAAACATTATCATAATTATATTATATTCCTAATTGTAATAAATAACAACTAAATGTTGAAATAATATTTAAAAATATTTACTCTTTTATAGGAGTTTCCAATAACTCACCAACATCATTTTTTATTTCATCCAATTTTGTGCCTGCTGAAACCGCTGCCGAACCTTTTAAATGATTTAATAACCACAAAACCTCAGTTTCATCCTTGCATTTTTCAAATAAATCATCCAAAATAACATCTAAAACAAAATGTTTAAGCCTTAGTTTTCCATTTTCACCTCTTGATAGCACTTTATATACCCCCTGTAATTCACAATGTAGCCTGTGATTGATTTTTATTCGATATTTGACTAATCATACCTTTTAATATTAAATCGTCTTAGAAGGCTTATTAGTAGTTAATTTCATAACCACTAAAATGATTAAATTTAATAATTTATTTTTATCATTAGAGTATTTGTCATAATAGAGTTGAATTAACCAATTACGTATTCTGCTCATAAAATATGAAACCCCCGAGGGTAATTCTGTTCGATAATTCTTGTCCGTTTAATTCTTTATATTCAATCAACATTTTAGATAAAATCACACTATACATACTTAAAATTTTAGTATATTTATCAATTTCTTGTGGTGTCCTTTTGGAATCTTCGCAATATTCCGAACATCTATAATACAAATCTAAGCTTTCGTTGTATCTATTACAAAATTCTTTATGCTTGATTTTAAATTCCTTTTCACCCATATCTCTAACCTCCTAATACGGAATAGGTTCGTCTGTGACATAGTTAGGATTAAGCTCCATGTTTTTATTCTTTTCCCACCCATAATTTACTATCTCTTTGGTTCTATCATTGTAAAATCTTAATGTCTTTTTACTAAAATTCATTCTTATAACTTTTCTTATTCCACTTTCACGATCTTTTAAACTTGTAATGAAAGCATCGCACTCCGCATTATCTCCAAAATTTCTTTCTATCGCAATTATATTATCAGCTTTATTGGCGATATTGTTTGAACCACTTATATCCAATTTATCTAAATTACCTTCTTGTGCATCATCTGTTTTAATTTCACCTTTTCCTTTGTTGGGATGCGCAAGTAGAACCACATGAACATTATTGCTAATAGCGAAGTTTTTACAACTTTGAATAAAATTTGCTTGTGCTGAATACAATTCATCTGCTACTTCTTCGAGCTTACTCATAAGATTATCAATCACAAACAACTTAACACCATAGCGATCAGCAGCAATACCCATAATTTTAAAGAAATCATCCATTTTCTTGCTAACTTTGTCTGAACTTCTATCGAATAAATAAAATTTGTCTTGGTGCCATTTTTTTATTTCTGTTATGATATTCGGTTTTAATTCCGCTTTAGACTTATATTTACACTGAATAAATCTAAAATAATCGTCTTTGTTTCCAGCTATTTGTTTGTATAACCAATCCTGTATTTTATGCTCCGACATTTCACCACTGTATAAAAACACTTTTGTATTTTTCATAAGATTATGTGCTATCACCTGGCTTATAAATGTGGTTTTACCTTCTCCGTTTCTACCGAATATTATTGTGAGTTCTTGTTCTTTCCAATCCTCCACATGTTCGTCATATTCAATAAACCCTGTTTCGATACCGTTAGATTGTATTTCGATATTTGATTTATATTCTAATTGCGATACCTCAATTAAGCCTTCTGGAACTTCATTTATAGCTTTATTTATTAATTCTAGAATGTATTTTTCACCCTCATAATAAAGGTCTTCGTTAGCATCTTTGTGTTTTTCAGATGTTATAATTTTTACATTTTTAAGTTTCATTTTTATTTTATCAGCCATTTCAAAACCCGGCTTATCATTATCAGCATAAACTATAAATTCTTTTATACATTGCAACCATTCCCAACAATTATCAATCCAAGTAAGATTATTTGAGCCACTAGGTACACTCACAACATTTTTATAACCACTCTGATAAATTGCCATCGCATCCGGCTGGCCTTCCGTAATTACAAGAGGTTTAGACATATCAATATGTTCCATTCCCCATAAAATCGGCATTGTGTCAAGTTCACAACCACCCTTTAGTCCACCTTTTATAGCTTCCCTATAACTAACGAATACTAATTTACCACCTTTGAAGTACTGAAATACATAAACGTCTTTGTTTGCGAATCTACCTTGCTTAACATTTAATTCATTCAACGTCTGTTTAGTAATTTTTCTTTTATCCATGTAAGAAATTAATGAATCGGTTAATTCTATAGTTTTAATATTCGGGAATTTATATATTTTCTTAGAAGTTTTGTTTTGTAAATGAACTCCGCTTTTACCTACCAATTCCCCGACTTTTTCTACAGCTTCACAAAATGACATATTTTCATAATCTTGATAATATCTATAAATATCAATTTGTTCTCCGCATGAATTACACCTATACATCATTCCTTTAGCAAACCAACTCATAGAAGGTTTTTTATCTGTGTGAAAAGGACAACTCACCATCTTTTTAATTTCTCTTAACCCTAATCCACTTAAAATTATTTCTTTTGCTCGTTGCCCTAAATCTTCTTTTAATTCCACTGCATCTAGCATTAAAAATCATCCCTCCTTGTAACTGGCTTATATTTGGGTTTTTCTTTAATTTGTGTTTTGAATGGCTGATTTAGATAATTTTCAAAATTGTTAACACCAAATAACGTTTGCGGTCTTAAATAAATCCTCATATCCTTTTCATTAAGACTAGGCTCGTGATTCCACTCGATGGTTTTTATGTCTATTACTTTTATGAAATCTCCTAATGTGTATTTAGCGTTATCGTTAAACCTAGCATTTATAAGTTTTCTAGTCGCACTACTATTACTACTAAATTTTTTATCTGCTTTTAAATTTAGGTAATCGATTATTTCTTTAAAAGGTATTTCGGTAGATGTATCTTTTAAGGGTTCGTTATTAGTAATAGGACTTATAGCATTACCTTCTTTACCTTCTTTACCTTCTTTACCTTCTTTACCTTCTTTACCTTCTTTATTAGTGGTTAGTTGCTGGTTAGTTGCTGGTTGGTTGCTGGTTAGTTGCTGGTTAGTCTGCTGGTTGCATATTCCTTGAAACGATTGAAATTGCTCGGTTGGTTGCTGGTTAGTATGCTGGTTGAATTTTTCATAATTTACGATAGAATATATTGTAAACTTCGGAGTAGCTTTTATGTTTACAATCATATTATCTTCTAAAAGTCTTTTCAAACACGTTCTAATCCTTTGTTCTCCTATGTTTAACTCTTTACTCCATTGAGTTCTCCCAAATATAAATTCACCATATCCCAAGGTGTATTTTATATTTTGATAATAGCTTGTTTTGGTTTCTTTTTTATACCTAGCTTTACCTAACATGGTAATCCAAATTTTTAAGCAATTCGCATCGGTATAAATCCAATGTTCAAAAATAGACCTGCACAATGGGAATGAATTAAACATTGTATTTCCTCCTTTGATAAATATAGAATAATATCCCTGCGGAGGTAATATAAAATCATGTACTTTTAAAAAAATACGTGTTATAATATAAGTAATATATTTCAAAAGCAACTAAGTTTATAAACCTTCACTTTGTCAACCGGCCATGGTTGGCAATTTTCTTTTTTCAACAATTTGGCATGTTTTTATTATACAACACTTCAACGATATGTGTAAATGATTATTCTTCATATCTATTATCGTGTAAAAATTTTCTATAATCCTGCTCTAAATAATTTCTTTGTATAAAGTCTAATAAATGCCCATATTTAATATAAATATTTTTCTTTAGAAACTTGTCTATACTGTGTTTTCTTATCTTTTCTAATTTGTAATATTCTTTAAATATTTTATTGTAATCAGAAAGTTTAAGATCATAATCAGCCTTTTGGTAATCTCCATATTGAAATTGGTCTGCCATTTTACCGATTTCATCATCTCGACCATAATAGCTATAAATAAGTTCTTTTTCATCTCCGAAGTTTCCTGCTTGATATCTACTAGTATAATAATCACGAAAAGTCCATAAAAAATCTAGTCTGTGCGCAATCCATTCTTTATCCGTTTCCCACTCATCAAATGTATAAGGTTTTGAATATTGTCTGTAATCTTTCATAAAATATAAAACCTCCTTATTATTTGCCTTTGTTTTCTTTTAACCACTTCATCACTGGTTCCAATTCAAATCTTATTTGTGTCCCTATATTGATGAACGGAAGACCTTCCTTGCGCCATCTTGATAATGTCATACTACTCACTTGCAAATATTCAGCTAAATCACGATTAGTTAGTAACTTTGCCACATTTATCATCCCCTTACATTCATTATAGCATGGATATGGATAAAAATACATGTTTAAAAATATTTATTTATGTTGTAACATGTCTATACATTTTCACATAGTATATAAACATAACTAAGAAAAATATAGAAGGAGTGTAAAAAAAAATGAATAAATCTTATGAATTTTCAAATGAGGGATTAAAGAAAGCAATCAATGAACGTCATAGCCATTTAAAGGCGCGCAGAAAGATTTTAATAACAGTTAGTATATTTGCATTAACAAGTGTTTTAAACTTGCCCAGTGCATCAGTAATTGCGTTCAGGTGTCTGTAAAACATACTAATATATAAGGAGTTTGTAAAATTGAATAATAAATTTATATCTAAATTAATATCTGAGGCTAATGGTATAGCAGAATGGTCAAACAAAGAGGGAAAAATAGATACTTACATTGATGGTGTGTATTATCCTACAGGTTGGTTTTATCAAAAAGGAAATTCAGAAAATTTAAAATTAAAAATGATGGAAATGGAATTAAGTTATAAGCAATTAAATAAAATTTATAGACAGTTTTCATATGTAAATTTATCTAAAAGAATAAGTTTTGAGGAATCTATAGACATAATAATTAAAGCGACCTTAGATAAAGTAAATTCATGGGTATTCCATAAAGGTGAAAACGATGAAAAATGGACAGTTGTTAAACCGTTCAATTAATATACGGGGAGTTTATAAATGAATACAATAAATAGTGATTTTAGAAAAATAGAAGAATTGAAAAAGGAAAATAAGATATTAGAAATAAATATGAATGCATTATGTGATGAAGACGGTACTATATTTCGAATGATAGCAGAAAACGAGAGAATCATAGAAACATTAATTAATATATAAGGAGTTTTATAAATGAAAAAATATATTGATGCAATTGAAAAATTAAGAAATGAAATGTTGCAAGAAAAAGAAAAACTCGAAGAAAAAGGCCTATACGAATCAGAAAAATTCATGACTATCGAATCTGTTTTCTGTAAATTATGCGAATTGGAGGTTGCCTTAAACGTAGGTGTGACCAAAATGGAAAGTTTAGAAGATATCGAAATAGAACAATTAGTTTATGATTTATTAAATAAAGACTTGTTGCAACTTTAAATCAAAAGGAGTGATTGTTATTGAGAAAAGTTATAGTTGATGCAATTCGAGAACTTAAATACATGATAGACGAAGAACCGGAGGAATCTTTTGAAAATGCTAAAGAAATGGAAGATTGTATATATGCCTATAACGGTTTAAGTATTATTCAAAAAAGATTAATAGATTGTATTCCAGAAACAGAAATAGAAAGGGATGATTATTGATGAAACCGTCAGAATTAGTTAATTTGAATGATTACAACAATTTATTGGATACGTGGTTATTCGATAAATACGAACTTGATGGATGGGGAGATTATTACGATTCAATGAAAAAATTAGGTTGGAATGAAAACAAAATATATAAAGAATTTAAAATAATACAGTTAGAATTTGAAAAAGACGTAGAAATAGATTAAATTAAAAGGAGTGGTTATTAATGTTATTAAAAATAGATATTGAAATCGAGGATGGATTATTGAAATGTATACCCTTAGATAAATTAGTGAACGAAACATTACTGCAAACACTTTACAAAGAAGAAAAAAATAAAAACATTGGTTCTTTCAAGTTAAAAGTAGAGGAAATAAAAAAGGCCACAATTAAGCAGCCCTCATAGAAAAAAATATATCAAAGGACATTTCGCGTGTCCTTTGATATTATATGCAGAAATTTTAAAAGTGATTGTATTTTGTTTATGATATATTTGTATTATGTTTATAATTTAATTGTAATTTATTTATAATATTTCTGTAATGAATTACAATGTTAGTTTATTTTCTCCAACTTGTGCTGATACAGTTTGTGGAGTTTCATTTGCTTTTAGTGCATCTTGAGTATTGGAAGATACTTCTTTTGTAACAACAACATCAGCTTCATCTTTGACAGGATCATAAACTGGTGCTAATAAAGTTTCTACTTGATTATTAACTTCCCCGACTACACTTTCCCTAAAGTGGTCTAGCTGTGATTGTGTAAGGAATGGGAATTTAGCTAATAGTATTTTATCAAACATGGTGGCCTTTAAATTCCCTGCATTGGGGATTAACTTAAACAATTGTTCTACTTGATAAAATATACCTTTGGCTACTGTAGCACGAGAATTATAAGTATCTGCCCCTAATTTGACCGTCTCTACTTGTTTTTTCTTACCAAGGTATAAACTTACCTGTGCTATTAAATATGTAGTAGCAAGCCCTACAATGGTGAATATAGCTTCTGTTAATATATTTGAAATTCCGTTTATCAATGTATTCATGATAAAACCTCCTTAAATTATATTAGTATTTTGAAAGACTTGAAACCTTTAGCCTCCAATTCTTTTATCCTAGCATCCGCATTTGCTTCATCTGCGAAACTACCTGTTATAACCCGGTATGTTTTATTACCTGTTGTAACTGTTGGCTTAGAAACAGTTGCAGGCTTAATTGTTATGTTTGGAATATCCTTACCTGTAATGCCTTTTACGATTGCGTTTGCTAATTTTTCAGCATTATATTTATTGCAATCACTTTTGGTATCGCAAAAGAATGGCTCCACCAGAATTGCGGTTGCATTAGTATGTTTTAATACGTATAATCCTGGTCTTGAGACACTCCCTCTGTTATGAAAGCCAAGAGTAGCCATTTGTGTATTTATTCTATCTGCATATACCTTTGCTTTTGCACTTATATACTCAACTTCGCAACCACTAGCCTTATCTGTTTGGAAAGCATTTACATGAAGACTAACAAATAAGTCTACTTTGGAATTGTTAGCCTTGTTAACTCTATAGGCTAGGCTTTGACCTAACGTTAATTCACTTTGCGCAGGTGTTACGTTGATTACTGTATGGCCCAGCTTCTGTAATCCCGCTATTACTAAAGCGCCATATTGTCTATTAACTACTGTTTCTATTAAATATCCACCCGCCCCAGTATCTCCGCTGCCACTTCCGTTTAGAGAGTGGCCTAAATCTATCGCAATCCTCATACATTAAAACCTCCCTATTTAAGTATTTCGTCAATCCTTTTATGTGCTGATTTAGTAGAACCTTCAACTGTGCATAATCTAGTGTCCATACTATTTATTTGTCTACTATGTTCCCTGTTATCTAACTTTATGTCATCCATTCCCTTGCTGATATAATCAAGTTTTGTTTCGATTATGGAACTACTTTTAGTTTCACACATAGTCTCTGCTTTTATTTTCGCTTCTGCATCTGCGAGTTCCTTTTTAGCTTGAGTTTCTGCATTTTTTAAATCTTGTTTTGACAATCTTGTATAACTTCTAATCGCTACGAACAATGATACTGCTGCAATGAATATCAAAAATATAGATTTTGTATTCTCGCTCATTTACATTTCCCTCCTATTGTCTTTAATATTTTCTTAAGGTAAAATGGAAATACCTTTGTATTTAAAGGTTTTTGATGCAAGCGGTCAGCCAAAAACAAGCCGCTTGCATTTTTATGTGTTGCGAGTTCTCCTTCCTTAAAACCGATTCAACCTTTATTCTTTAATTGTAACATAACGTTGAAATGGAGGGTATAAAAACAATAATAAAAACACCCATTAATAATGAGTGCTAACATCTTACCTTTTAATTAATTGACGGTCATCAGAACTTAATGAATTATAAAAATCCTTTCTATCTGATTTAGTCATGCCATCGTATTTTTGTTGCAATTCAGAATAACCTGATTCTTTCAATTTTTTAACCGCTGCTTTTTTTCTGCTACTTCTTTCTTTACTGGGTGTATCGTATTTATCAAAAATTGCAGTTGTGCTAGCATGTGGATTATCTTTTAACGCATTTCCAAGTTCTTCATTTAATGCTTTTGAATTAGCAAGTTTCGTTTTGCTATTTTCTGAAATTAGTTCCGTTAATTTTATTTGCTTTTTTTCATTACTTGGTGCAGTATATTCTCTTAACCAATTACCCTCATAAGATTTTTTGGAACTATCATATGATGAATTTGTTGCCGCTTTTGCATAAGTACCAGCACCGCTTCCAACCAGTGCGTTGCCTATGACTTTTTGTACTCCTGATGATGGAGTTTCATTGTTATATTTAAAGGTGCTAGGTACACCAAAAGGAATTGGACCTGCTTCACTTAAAATATACTTAAGAATATTAATGTCATTTTCTGACCCTGTTTTATCGGGATTGCTTATTTTTCTACCTAAATAGTCAGTATTAGAAGCCCAACCAACTCCTGTTCTTAAAAATGGTGACAATTTACCTTGTAATGATTTAGATACACCGCCTAAAACCCCATTTGTTACAACATTGGAAACTAATTTAGTGAAATCGCCTATACCACTTCTAAACAATGAAATGTATACGTCTGGTTGAACTTGTAATTGCAATTCGTGTCCTTTGGGGTTTTTATCTGTAAGATGTCCTGTAAATAAATAGTTCAATCCTTCTGTTAACAAACCACCAGCCACTAAACCTGTTATATATTGACTTCTTGCCGCATTGCCGCCAGGACCTTTTTCAAATGCTTTACCAACCATACGAACGGAAGATTCCGTCCAATCTGGTGCTAAAAGTAGCATTCGTTCAGTTCCTAACGCGGAAGGGTTTTTACCTAATGACTGCCAATTGAGACCACCATACGCTAGGTTAACTTCTTTGGCGATACTAATTTTAGCTTTTGATAAGTCTGCATTAACCGTTTCTGGATGCTTAGACGCAAAATCTAAAACTTTATTTTGATAATCAGTAACTTTAAGCCATCTTTGAATTTTTCCAAATAATAAGTTGTTATTAGCTTCAATAAGATGCTTGCCTTGTTTTAGAATCGGTAAATTAGTTATTTTATCCATTTTTGAACCTGTAGTTGTTAATCTACTTAATGTATCAATATTGGATGATAATTTAGAAGTTGTGCCAGTATGTCGTGCAAAATCTTTTTCGGATACTTGAAACTCTGGACTATCTAAAAGGTGTAAATCGTTCCAATGTCTTATAAAATCTATTCCGCCTTTATTATTATATAAAGCTTGTGCGGCTAATGTGATATGGTGAAAAGTTGAAAATGCCAAATCCATTGTTTTAACAACACCTTGATATTTCTGTATACCTCTCATGCTATCAATTTTTTTAGTTAAATCCGAATCCGTAATTGCTCTCAATCCATTAGCGAGATTTTCAGGTAATACAAAAGGTCTTACTTCATATCCGGTAGCGGTTGGAACATGTTTATCTAATCCGATAACGTTTTTAAATCCTTCTGGGACGTTCTTGCTATAAGAACCTAATCCACTAGTTTCTAATGAGGTAGCAAGTTCTCTAGTGGTATTTGCGTAGGACATTTCTTGATTATGAATTGCTAATAGGTCATTTGCTTTTAATGTTGCTGGTTGCTTACCATTTAAAAGTCCTTCGCTGATATTGTCATAAACTCTTTGCTTACCATGTGAAGTGTTGGGATTAATACCATTGTTTCTTATGTCGGTTTTAACACCTCTAGGAGGTTTAACCCACATTCTGTTTGCGTAATTTTCCCTACCTACATTTATTGCACCTGTTTTTAAAGCATAATCTTTACTTTCTTTATAATATTTTTCAGCCATTTCCACCGCTTTCATAGCGTTCGGAGATAGATTTAAAGCCTGTTTATAACCGTCTCTATAGGTTATCTTAGTGTTAGGTATATAGCTATCCATTATTGGGTCGTTATGGTCTGTCATATCTCTTAAATGATTCATATTACCGCCAGCATCGATAAATAATTGTATACCTTCTTGCTCGTTGGGTGCTAGTTTTTTCATAGTATCCGCTAAGTGATTTCCTGCTGCTATCTGTCCATTTCTTTTACCTATAAAGGCATCGCGTATATTTTGTGACGTTGCTTTATCGTTTTTGCCTGAAATAATCGGCAAAGGTTTATTATCGACATATTCACTGCTTACTTCATGCTCTAGTGAAGGGTCCCAATTTGGATCACTTGGTTTAATATATAACGGTTTTTTAGGTGGTATTTTATCGCCACTATCACCAGGTTTTATTTTAGTAAATTTCATAGGTTTTTCACTCATATTAGCGGTACTGGTCATGTCACTTTTACTCTTAGTTGATTTAGGTAAAGTATCTTCCGCTTTAACAATTCCACTATCTTTTTTAATCTTTTGCGTAGGAACTTTATCCTTTTCAACCTTTGTAACTGGTTTTCCTTCTTTACCTATTATTCCTGTGGCACCTTGACCATCAGCAAAAACACTGATATTTACAGGATTTCCATTTGGCGATTTACCTTTTATGTGGATAATACCATCTTCATTTAGAAAAAGTTTATATTTAATGCCTTTCTCGTCCATTTTTTTAATAAATTTTTCTGTTTCTAATTTCTGCCTAGGAACATCTGTTACTACTTTTTTTGATTTAACAACATTGTTATCGGAAATTTTGTTTTGTTCAGACGATTTTTTCTCAACTATTTTTGTGGAATTTGTTCCGCTTGTTTCTCCTTTAATCATAGGTAACTTATTGATAGTGTCATTTTTTTTATCTACCGTTATTTGTTCTGGATTAAATACCGCATAAGTGTTTGAACCATCTTTTTCAAGTATTTTAAAACCATCATAACCTAACTCTTTAAGTTCGCTTGTGAAGCTATTAACACCTTTTAATTGTCCTAGTGTAGTCGGTTTTGTAATTTTAGGAAGTTCGCCATCATAATTGAAAATATCTTCAAACTGTTGAGGTGTAATTTTATCATTGTTATAGTCCCACATTTTATCATGTTTTAATGTAGCTTTTATAACCCTCCCTTCACCTACGTTTGATTGATATGTTGTTGCATAATTATTAGCGCTTTCTAAACTATCAGTGAAATAAAAAGCATCGCCATATAAAGTACTTTTCTTATTAAACGAATTATCAAATTGTTTAAACTTTTTATTAGTACCATGATATACAAAGTTATCTTTAGTAGTATTTTTAAGCTCTGCATCTTTTAAATTAGGTTGATTATCATCAATATCTATTTTTGCGTCTTTCCCGCTTGTTGTTCCTTCGATAACTCTTGTTCTTTCACTCTTTTGTTCATTTCCCTTAGTTGCAATGCTTTCTTGATTGCTTCCCTGTTTGATATTACCTTCACTTGTATCACCTCCGAATAAATCAGTTTGACCATCATTAACTACTGAATTATTTATCTTTTCTGCAATATTTTTATTTTTACCTAAGTAATCTGTAATATCACTTGTGGCTTTTTCTACCGCTGAATTTAATTTTAATCCCTCCGAACCTATTTTACTAGCATACGTGTTCAATATATCATTAATTGGGTCGCCTTTTTTACCCTTGCCTTGGTCTATTAATTTTAAAACATTATCTAAAATTTCTTTTTTCTTAGCGTTACCAACAGTATTTAAAGTATTTCCAGCATCATTTAAAATATCACTTTTGTTTATAACTTTATTAAATACATTTTTGTTGCTTGTAATAGTGTGCTTTAATTGAGATATGAGTTTCATTTTATCAGCGAAATTGCTACCCATAACATCACTAGTTCCTAGACCATCTAAGGACATTTGTTGGTTCTCTGCTACGTCATTGACCATTCCATTTTGACTACCTTTAATCATATAAATAGCTTCATGCAATTCATTTTTATTAGGATTATTTTTTTGTATATAATCCATTACTGCATTTTGGTTTGCATCATTTTCTTTTGAATCATTAGGAAATTCGCTGCCTATCATTGAAGCTTTGTCATAATCGAGATTTTTATTAACTACATGGTGATATAGTCTGTCATTTAATTGAGCAATATTATAACCTTGAACTATAGATTTATCTTTAGTAGATAATCCTTGTTTCTTTAAATCATCAACAGTGTAATTGCCATCTCTAAATATTTGTGCAGCATCTTTTGGAGTTCCTTGACCCTCTGCTATATTTTGCATTGCTCCGATTTCTCTAGCTTTCTTATCGGTTATACCGTCACTTTCCTTCAGCAATAGCGCATTAACACTATCGGTATTTGTTCTTTGAGCCAATTCAAGCCTGTGATGTCCGTTAACTACCCAGTTCTTACCTTGATTGTCTTGCCATACAGTTATTGCACCAGCTTTACTTTTAACAAACTTATCGGTGCCTTTGAGTTTATCGGTAGTACCTGTTTCAGAATCGGTATTTTCTTTAAATTGGAATCTCTTAGGGTCAACACCAATCGAATTAACTTTTATTGATTTCATTTCTTCACTATTAGAAACACCGTTGTTGTCAGTGGTATCTACCTTTTTCGCGGTGTCGGAAATATGGTTTAAACCTTCGTTATTTGCGTTCTGCTGAACGTTACTACCTATAGGTGCATTAACATTGTCAACTGTTTGCGAGGTGCCGCTAGTTTGGTTTACGTTAGTACCATTATAGCCAGTTAAAGCGGTGTCATTAGGATGCTTCATTTTGTAAACATCATCAATAGAGTTTAATCCCTCATTACTTCCATTTTGTTCAATTACGTCTGAACCCTTTTGAGCTTTTTCTAATACTGTTTGAGCATTGTTTCTATTTATAGTAATGACTTTTTTTCTAACTTCTTCCATGATAGGATTTTCTTGTGGCATATCTTCTAGTTTATTTGCGATTTCAGCAAGTCCTTGCGCTTGGTCAATTTCATCATGTTTCAGTTGAGTGTATTCGCTTTTAGGTTGAGTGTCGTTTGCAATTGGAGCTGATTCCATGGCCTGTTTATATTTTTGGATAACGTTCTTAGTTTCACCATCTGTTTTAGAATTTTTTAATTCATCAGAAAATTTTATTTCCCATTTAGGTATTGCGTTCCCTTTGTTGTCTTGATAATTAGAGTTTTCTATAAATACATTAGCTGATTCTGGAGAATTTTTTAATGTTGAATCGCCTTTGTTGGTTGTTTCGGTAGGTTTTACCCAATATCCGCTTCCTGGTATCGGTTCAGTATAACCCTTTGATTTTATATAACTTGAAGTTTTACCCATTACATCGCCTAAAGCTTTGCCTCCTGCACCCCATAATGCACCGCTTACGAATCCTTCACCAGCACTTTTAGCAATTTGCTTTGTGTTTCCTCCTTGTAGTGAAGTTTCGGTTGCGTTTAATCCTGCAAATTCTGTACCAGTACTAGCTGCGGAAATTCCATATTGAATAGCCTTATTTGCTATTTTATTTGATACATAATCACCGACTACTTTGCCTGTTAATTTAGAAATTCCATTTTCAGCAAGAGTAGACATTTGACCAAATTTAGCAATGCCTGCTTTTTCTAAACTACCGAAACCAAACATACTTCCTACCGCATCTGCAATAAAATCGGTTGCGGCGTTGCCTGTACTTTTATTATCGCTTTGATATGCCCCAGCTTGAAATGCACTTCTTGCAGTTTCAGTAATTCTGTGAGTGATTGCATTTCTGTCTATTGATTCAGCATCATAACCTAAATTTTGAAAAAGTTTCATTCCCCATCTTGCGATAAGATTAGGTTGCTCTTTTTCTATTGCTGCATTCATAGCGGTACGGTCATTTGCATTATATGGTTTGTTGTCGTAATGGATTGCATATGCTGGGTCGTTTAACATTTTTTTATAAGCTGCATTGCCACTATTATCATTAGGTTCAATTGTATTAGGTGCAACCTTTTGAGTATCGGTGGTTGCATATGTTATAGGAACTTCATTTTTAGGTTGTAAATACTGATTCAAATAATCTAATTTGATTGGGTCGGATTTAGGAGTTGTCGAATCAAGTTCTTGACCACTAAGCATTGGTAATTGAGCCTTTATTGTTGCATCTTTTTCATTTGAAGCTTTGCCTTTTGCTACTTGCGCTGCTATTTCTGCTTTAGAGCCTGTAATATTAGTTGTGTATGGCATATTTATTTGAGCCTTACCAGTAAGAGGATTAATGCCTGTTGTTACATCTGCACCCATAGCCTTAACATCTTCATGTCCTGCTTTTAACTGACCATTTAAAGTTGATTTTGCATTATTAACTAACCCTAGCAAATAATTAGCAATATCAATATCAGCTTGGCTTGATTCAGAATCGTTAATAGTTTCACTATATTGTTTTCCTAAATCATCAAGGCTAGTTAATCTATCTTCAAATGTTTTTTTAGCGGAATCGCCTTTGCTATTAAGAATATCATTAACACTAGCAATCCCTTCCTTACCATCCGCACTATTCATTATTTTAGCTAGTGCAATTTTGGCTTTATCTGCATAACGTTGGTTATCGGTTAATACCTTTTGAGCCGCTATTTTTGAAGTTGCATCATAGCGTGCATTATCCGTTAACACCGCTTGTGCATCTTGTGCAACCTTAGTCTTATATCTTGCATTAGAAGTAGCTTGTTCAGTGTTAAAATGAGCATCAGAAACATTGTCTCTACTTGCGGTATGATCGTAATTAGATTTCCAATGAGAATCAGTTGTTGCATCCCTGCCAGCTTGATATTCTTGTGCTACTTCTTTATCAGCATAGTTTCTAGCTAAATTATCAATTACTGTTCGTTTATCATTAGCCATTGTATTTGCATTGTTATCGTAAGCTGATTGTTGAAGTTTTAAATTGCTATCTATGTTGTCCATTGCCTTAGTACGTCTTTGGTTTATAGCACCAACATATTTGTTATTAACTTGATTCATTTCTGCAATCCCTGCACCAGCATTAGAATTTGCCCCTAAACCTCTAGTTGAAATTGTATTGTTATAGTTATTTTGTGCGGTTTTATTGTTGCTATTTTGACTAGCTACTTCGGTGTCAAAATTTTGATTAGTGCTAGATTTTTGGGTATTCAAAGCGGAGGTATTACCTTTAAGTGTACTTTTTAATATAGCAATTTTAGCAGCGTAAGTTGGAGCAAGTTCTTTACTAGCTATTGCGGTTTGTGAATTTATTTTCTGTGCATAATTTGTTGAAGCCATACATAAAAACCTCCTTTATTTTGATGCCAGTGATTTCTTTAATGAATCTGCATATCTTTGGTTGTCAGTTTTTACTGCGGTTGAATCAATTATAGCCTGTGCATTGTATCTATCGTTGGCGGTTTTTAAAGCTTGTGCTGCCGTTAATTGAGCATCTTTATATCTCGAGTTATCCGTAGATTGAGTAGTAGCATATTGAGCATCAGCGACCTTGTCTCTGCCTATATTGTAATTATTAGTAGTGTTCCATTCACTATCTGCCACAGAATCCCTTCCAGCTTGATATTCTTGTGCAACTTGTTTATCTGCATAATCATGTGCCATTGTGTTGGCAGAATCTAATTTGTCAGCCCCTAAATTAGCAACATTAGCGTTATAGTCTATGTTCGCTTGAGCAATGCTACTGTCCACAGTGTTCAATGCACCTGTTCTATTCTGTTTAATCGCAGCAATGTAACGATTATTAATTTGGTCCTGTTCTGCAAGTCCTGTTAACGCGATACTACTTCGACCAATCCCCTTACTTAAATTTGAAGTGTCGAGTGAATTTTTATTAGATACATTGCTTATATTTTGATTAGTAACTTGGGTGTCATAACTTTGATTAATTCCTGTCTTTGAATTAGTTAATGCAAGTGTACTAGCGGCTAAAGAGTTCTTAAGTGCGGTAACCTTCATATTGTAAGCTGGATTAAGTTCAGAATTTGCCACCGCGGTTTGTTGAGTTATTTTTTGTGCATAAGTTGAAGACATATTAAAACCTCCTTAAAATAAAAAAAAGAACCTATCAAAGTTCTTATCCCCATATCTTTATAATATTCTTTACATCTCCTGCTATTCCGTTTTCCTTGGCATAACCTAGTCCTGTAGAACTTACAAGTTCATTCACTGAATTGGAACTCTTATAAGCTTTTTCAACAAAGTCTTTGTATATATTTACAAAAGGACTATAATCAGAACTTATTGCCACATATGTCCCATCCTTGCTAAAATCAGAACTCGAACAAGAACCTGTAGGCATTACTGAAAGATTTGTAACTTTTGAAAAATTATCTCCGTTTCTACTATAAACCGTAAAAAAAGGTGAATAACTATGCGTAACCAATAAGAAAAAGCCATCAGCACTAAAAGATACAGAATAAGAATTTCCTGGTGGTGCAGTATTAGTCCATGCTAATTTTGTAAAAGTATCTCCATTTCTTTTATATACAACAATATTTGAAGTGAGAGTATTTGTAGCCATATAAACACCATCTGGACTAAAGCAAACACCAAAACATGCGGCTAGTGGCAATATTGAAGGATTGTCCAGTTTTGTAAAAGTGTCACCATTCCTTTTATATATGACAATATAAGGATAAGAATAACAAGTTACCACTAAATACATACCATCTGGACTAAATTTTACACTTTTACTAAAACCATTCGGAAGCACCGTTGGATTTGGAAGTTTCGTGAGAACATCATTGACAATTTTATAAATAAAAACAAATGGTGTATCGAAAGTACCTATCGCTAAATACGTACCATCTGGACTAAAGCACGTACTGTAAGCTGCATCCATAGCTAAACTTGAAGGGTTTGGGAGTTTTGTAAATACATCTCCATTTCTTTTATATACAGTCACAAAAGGCGAACTACTATGTACGACGGATAAATAAACACCATCTAAACTAAAACATACACCGAAACATATATCCGGTGGTAATGTCGAAGGACTTGGAAGTTTTGTAAAAGTGTCACCGCTTCTTTTGTATATGCAAATAAATGGACTTGCATTAGACACTAATACTAAATATATCCCATCTGGACTAAAAGCAATTCCGTTAGTAGTACCTACCGATAATGATGAAGGATTAGGAAGTTTAGTTGCATTAAATTTTATATACACAGGATCGTAAATTGATAATGTTTCGCCATACAAAACATTTACACTTGATTGTCCTTTTATTATCGTTTCGCCCCCGCCTGTACCTGTTATCGTATTAACACCATCTGCTAATTCTTGAAATGAATTTGGGGAAGTTCCAGAAACCGTTCCCCCTTTGCCGTTGATAGCGGTTTTAACTATTTCTTTCCCATCAACGACACTTGTAAAAAGTCCATTCCAACCGTCTTTATCTGCCTGTGTAACATGGATTGCCGAATTCGCTATATGGTTATCGCTATTTGTTGTTTTTGGAATCATAGCCTCAACCTCGGTGGTTAACGCATCGACCGCACTTAAATCGATTCCATTAACTCTAGTTGTAAGACTATCTATTTCAGTTTTTAAACCATTAACCGCAGTAAGGTCAATAGCTTTAATAGCGATTGAATTGTCGCTAACTTTTTCGGTTAAACCAGCAATTAAGTTTGAATTTACTGTTATTTCATCTTCTATACTACTGGTATCAATAACCTTATCTATGAAGTTCTTGATTTTATCATCGCATTGTATCATTAACGCTAAAGCAACCGTTTTAGTGTCCATTAAATCACCTTCCTTTACATATCTGAATATCTGCTTTCTATTTCTATAAAATCAGTAGGATTATTCACTGATCTTACTATATCTACAAAATAAGCACGTCCGAAACATGGAATCACATTATACATAGGGTACGCGTTGTATAAATTTCCATACAATAAAGAGTTAGAATCATTTTCATCTATGCCAGTATCTAAATTCATCGCAGATGGAAAACTTTTAGTTCCGTTGATGCCTGTAATTGAACTACAATCATAATAATAATGATTATCTAATATTATTATCCCTCTGCTCATGGTTAGGTTTGGAGAAGAATTTATTTGTGTTTCATTACCGCTATCTAAATTAAGTTTATAAAGAGTATCATATCGGTGCATCGGATTATAATTATCGTATTCCCACCTTGTAAACCTACAAAAATATAAGCAATCTAAAACAATAGCCATCTCATTACCTGTTGAAATACTAGGTCCTATAGTTTTAATTAAAGTTTCACCGCTACCATCTTGACTATATCTATATAAAAGTCTATTACCGGAATCATCGTCTTTCATAGCGTAAATAAATCCATTATTAAGTGCAAAACTAACTACCTTAGGACAAAAATATGATGATAAACTCTTTTGTGTTAAATCATATATAATTATTTGGTATACATTATCCTTTTTCACAAGTGCAAAAACCTTGTTATTGTAAATAGAAAAATCATATATTTTACCTAGTGTGTAACTAACTATTGTGTCCCTTCCAGTTGCAAAACTATATTTCATTAAATAACTGTTGGTGTTATAGTACAGGTTGTTTTTATATAATTTATGAACGCAATCACTATAATTTCCATTTTTTAACGTATAATCCTTTTGAGGATAATAATATTGGTAGCCATCAATAGTAACTGGAATTTTAATTTTTAATATCGCCGAACCAGTATACTCAAAAATAGCAACATTACCATAATCAATCAAAGGTATATGCCACGTTGTTGAGCAATTACAACCAACTTCTGTATCTATAAAATAATTGATAGCACTTAACAATTCATAATCTGTAGGAGATTTTGAAATCGGTTTGCCTTGATGAACTTTCCCTGTGCAAGTAGCGGTGCTAAGTCTAGGTTTATCATCATCATTTAAAACATGATAATAAAATATTCTGTCAGTATTATTTATTACATTTATTGTAGTTCCAGCATTATCCCCTGCAACCCTTTTGCTAGAATAAATTTCAAGAAAAATAAGTTTATCATTTTTGGGAATTATTTCGATATAATATAGGCCTTTTATAAGAATAGCATTTGGAGTAGTTTTAATAGGGAAATATTCAAATTGAACAACACGATCCCATCTATAGTTGCAATAATACTTTCCGTTAAGCATTTCTAATTTTATAATGAGAGAAACAACACCATTATAAAAAAGTGTAGCATTTGTAGTTGAACCATCGGCACAACCTATTACAAAAACACCTGATAAACTATAACCAGAATGTAAGGCTGCATATAGATCAGCTTCTAATTCTAATACAGGAACAATTTTAACTCCTCTGCCCATATTAAAATCTATTTCTTCCAAAGTATTAACATCAACCACTTTTTTTATGTTTTTACCTTCTGTATCTCTGATTGCACTTAAGTGTATAATACTGTTATCATCATAAGCAACAACAGGTTTATCTTCTGTACTAATATCAATGCTCGTTATTCTTTTTTTAGGATTAAGACTATCTATATTTTGATATAAATAGTCCATATTTTCGTTTATTGCCTTTAAACTCAAAGGTGTAGTGTCTTTTATAGAATTTTTAACATATCTATTCATAGAATACCTCTTATCTTAATATTGATATTTCTATAGTGCCATCGGAAAGTTTGTCAATAAAACCGTCTGCATTTCTTGAAACACAATAATTTTCAGTCTTTCCATCTTCATAAACAACATCGAATATATCGGGACTTGTAAAATTTATAGTGCCGACATTTTGTGAATCTAGTGCTTCATTCAAATGTGTGTACAAATAATCAAAATTATCATTTAATCCCTTTAAACTTTGTGGTGTAGTATCTCTCATTTGGTTTTTAAGGAATCTATCATTGGCCATTTTAACACCTCTATATTGAATACATTACTTCTGTTTGCTTAATTGTAAAATCTGAACCATTAACATTTTGAAATTTAAAACTTATTACCTTGCCTTTGTTTTTTAGTTTTACTTTGTAAGGTGTGAAATCAGTAGTTAAAGCTATAGTTTTGGTTTTAATCTTCTTTTCTGAGATAACACTAAGCAATATAGAGCCTGTTCCTTTTGCTACGAAATGCAACGATTGAACACTCTTTTTTAAGTCTAATTCTCCGAAAGTATAATCTCCTGTATGCCAACTTGCATCAATTGTTCTAGTATTGAATGTGTTAACCGTTTCATCATATTTAAATACTTTATTCTCTTTGTTAATAAACAATAATTCACCGTTTTGTACTAAGAAATCATTGACCTCAAAACCTCTTTTAACCATGAAAGTATCGTTAATCATATCGTACTCGATGATTACATTATTATCCCAAACCGAATCCGGTCCTTTTATAGCCAAAATATATTTGTTTTTAAATATGATCGCGGTTGACACTCCCATATCAATCGAGCCACGAGGTATAGCTTTAAATTCTTCTTGAATCTTTTGAGATAAATATTTTATACTTACACCATTGAAAAGAAAAATTCCAACATCGGTTGCAAAGAATATACCCGAGTTGTAACTTCTAATCGTCTTGTTACATATCGTACCTTGAACATTATCCGCTATTTGTGACACTGTGTAATTAGCCGGACTACTACCGTATATACGATAAATATTATTAGTTTTAAATACAATAACATCTTCAAATAAACCTTTAATTCCAACTATAATCCCATTATCCCATGTAGGAATTTCGATAAATCCTCCATGTTGATTTGCTTGACCTTCTGCAATCGGCATTGTAAAGTCCTCTGGATCAAATGCAGCACTAAACCATACAGTATTAAATAAACTACCGCCGCATATCCACAATCGTTCTTTATATAATTCTAGAAATTGACCAGCGGGAGCTGAGTTATCATCGCTAGCAACAGAACCCGAACCATTCTTTTTAAGTCTTCTCATTTTATTAGAAGCAATTCCGGCAACACTAATATCTATATCCTCAATTACTTTTACAACCGTCCATATATTAGACATAATTGTCATAAACTTCTCACCTGTTTGATAATTTACAAAATCGGCAACGGAGCTATTGTCGCCAGCATCATCATCTAATATTTTAACGAATGTATTGTCTCGCTGATTTAAAATATAATTATCGCCTTTTAAATCGTTGACAAGCACAATCCCTAATTCTCCATTGAAATATTCTGTATTTGCATTATAGTAATTATATAAACATCTAAGTTCAATACGTAAATCTTCATTATAAGTACCAAAAAAAGCAGGATTAAAAACCGAATATCCTTTACATAAACTCAAATTGCCTTTATTTAGGTCACAATTCTGTGATTCGGAAGCTTCGTTTAATTTTAAGTATTGAGCATCAACATATTCATTAATACCACCATCAAAGGCTAATGTCATTCTCTTTTCAGCCATGATTTTACCTCCTTATAAAACATCAATTACGTCTGAATAATCCGAAACATAACTGTCTCTTGGAATCGAGTTATAAACACTCATATACAAGTCGTAATAGAGTTGATTATCTGTTATTAGAAACAACGCATAATACATTAACCCTTGATGATAAATCGCGCTTATAGTAGGAATATCGGTATCAAGTTTAAGTTCTATAGGCTTAATACCATACACAAGTTTTATATTGGTTACATTGCAACCTAACAGTACATCATCTCTTATCATAATTCCGTTTGCTTTCAATTCAATGTAATGACGAGGTATTTTAATAATAGTTTCATTAGAAACTTCCGTTGGTGAAATTATAGTAATGCCATCTTCTGCGTAAACTATTGGAATGATTTCCGTTGCGGTTACATAAAGTGAATGATAAGTCAGAAAGTCTGCTGGTAACTCTAAGGTATTAGTAAGAGGAATCAAATAATTTTGTTCTCCTATACTGCAATCTTTTTCTGCAAATACAACATAAGCTTGATTAATAGCACTTTTAATTAATGCCATTTCCGAATTTTCATTCCCTTTTAATTTGAGTTTCCCTTTTATAACATCTTGAATATCTTTAAATCTCATTGTTTAACCTTCGGGTTTGTTATTCCAATTATAGAATTAAACTCACTCAAAAGGGAACTTGCAGCGGTAAAATTATTAACTAATGTTTGATAATGGTAAGCACCATAAGCGGCCAACACACTATGGAAAATAGCTTTTGCTTCTGGTTCTTTATCTCCATCTAATTTTAAATCCATGTCTAATGGGATATAATTATAAATCATTGTCAAGACACCTACCAAGTCACTATCGCTTACCAAAATATAATCATCACCTATATAAAAATCATTCTCTGATAGTTTCATTCCATCGGAAGTTAGCAGCATTGATAGAGATAGAAAATCTATCGGCATACTTGAAGGAATATTTAAAACTGTTGTGATAGTTGAAGTCTTGAATTTTTTACTTTGTGTAGCGATAAGCTTTATTCCTGCATTAATTCCAGCCATAACGACTGATTCAATTTGCTTATCTCCTTCTTTAGCATTTATACGATTCAATGCTAATTTATATATTTCTTTAAGCTTCATTTTTGCCACCTCCATTATTCGCAATCATATTAAATTCATTTAAAAACATTGTTGCTGATTGATATTGCTTTTGGCTTAAAGTGTACGAGTATGAAGCATAAGCCGCTAACGCAATACAGTAAATATCTTTTAAATCTATTGTAGCGGTTACATCCGTTATTTTAACAGGAACAAAAATATATGTTAAATCGAATGTTCCGCTTGTTATATCTTCGATTTTTGGAATAACAAGGTCACCAATTAACTCGTAATCCGTTATCGACATAACCCCATACACTGAATGTTTTAGTTCTACTAAACCAAAATAGTCAGTAGGAAGTTTTATTTTTTCGGCATAAGGCAAGGTTGCTACTTTGGTTTTTTTGTCTTTGGTCATTGCAAGTAGTCCGATACCTTGATTTATTGATGCAGTAAAGATCGTATCCATTTGAATGTCTGCATCTGTTCCTATTTCGGGTTCTTCATCAACCCTGTAATATGCTAAATCTAAAATTTCTCTAAGTGTCATTTATTCACCGCCTTTTGTATTAAAATAGACACCCTTTCGAGTGTCTTAAATTGTAATATTTAGTTACTGTAGTTGTTGCATTGCAATTTATGAAATTCATTATAATAATTTTCAGCATCTTTTCTAGCTTGAATTGCTTTTTCTATCGTTTCAAAACTTCCTAAATGCTTTTTAACACCATCGCGTGTTATGTGTGCGCGAAAATGTGTTTTACCACTAGTACATACACCTTTGTGCTTCAATTTATTGTTTTTATTAAGGCTTCTATTTTGTTCTTGTATAAAATAGTCTGCCCATCTACAGTTGCTAGGTGAATAATCCTTTAATGGATTAATTCTATCTATCGTTAGCTTTTCAGCATATCCATTTTCTAAAGTCCATTCGAGAAAAGGCTGAAAATCATTTTCCCACTCTTTACAAACTCTAATGCCCTTGCCACCATATCTTTCATAATTATCAGTTTTAGGATTATTACACCTATTCACCATACATTTATATATTCCATATATTCTTTTATATTTTATTGTATTACCTTTTTGAGTATGTCTTTCACAACCACAACTTTTATCCGGTTTGCGTTTAGGTAAACCTATTAAGCGCGACTTTTGCAAAACGATTTCATTTCCACAATCGCATTTGCATAACCATGAACTCCCTCTATTATCTTGATAATTTAATTTTACAACAGTTAAATGTCCAAACACTTTATTGGTTAAATCTACTGTTTTTATATCAATCACCTCTTACATATATTGTAACATAAAAGGTGACGTAATACAATACTTTTACGAATCAATGTTGCACATTTTTTTCCTATTATGAAACTATCCATTAAACACCAACATGTGATAAAGCAATTTGACCAGACGCTTGTACTTTTGCTCTACCCCAAACTGTTACACCAGATGTAGTTAACTGGTACTGTATAATTACTCTATTATTTGTTGTAGTTACAAACTGTACTGCATAACGAGTACCAGTTCCACCTACTTCATCAGTGCCTAAAACAGCTACTGTAACTATCCCTGAAGTATTACCAACTCGACTAATTACTCTTTTATATCTAGCATACATAGCACCAAAACTATAATCATATCCACTAAATTCAATGTCAATCATAAATGCTCCACCTTCGTTAGCAAGCAAATCAAAGTAACCTAGCGTTACCCATGTCCCAACAACATTAGCATAAAATGGTGTCGTAAATCCATGGTCTACTTCGCCTGATTGACTTGGCCAAGATGAAAGTTTACGATTATCTCTTACTAAATCAACACTAGTCATTGAACCAATATTTTGTTTAGCTATATTAACGCCTTGCGTTCCTACGCCAGTATCATTCCCACCAGCTAAAGTAACTAATGCACCAGTATATACTGCTTTTTGCCAAATATTTGTGCCAACAACAAGATTGTGCATATTGTAAGCAACAATACCACCACTTGGAACACCCTTAAAAGTACAACCCCCAATATAAACATTTCCTATATTATCTGCGTGTGTAGTGTCGGCTGAACCAATAAGCATAGCAACCGCACTTGTCCCAGAGCCTTGAAATACAACACCATTAAATGTAAGATCATACATGCCGCTTAAAAGAGATGAACCCTTTTGACCTATCCGAACAGGAGCAACACTACAGGAAGATATTCCTCCACCAATAACCATAAATTCAACGGTTGTGCATCCATCGGCAACCATAATATCTAAACCATAATTAAAAGCACCTATGCCACTTGCTCCTGGTCCTGTTCCCGCAACAATTTTATTGTTTGACCAACGGATTCCACCACCACTTTCCCATCTTACTGCGGAAATTGCATTAGTTTTTCTCCCCAACATAGCGACAACGCAATTACATATGCCTTGGTCTCCGAAATCTCCCTCTCCAGCATTATCGTTTAAAAAGTACATTCCATAATTAACTGGGTCATAAAAATGGCAAGAGTCTATTGTTCCAAATCTGCCTTCGACTTGTATATCATTAAAAAATCCTTGAACTGTAACCCTAGATAAAGCATGGTTATGTCCTGAGTTCATTTTAATTCCAGTACCTGCGGTCGGGTTGCCTATAAATGTATTTATTACCGCAAAATCAACTAAAATTGTTCCTGCTGAATTAGTTGTTAAACAATCAGCAGTTGCGGATGAACAACGAAACCCACTAATAGCAATTCCAGGGAACGTTCCACCTTGATTAGTGGATATTAGTCTACCACCAACACCACTTATTTTTAATGTTCCATTTACCATAAGTCCACCGCTCGGAATATAATACATTCTAGTAAGCCTAACCTCGCCACCAATTGCAACCGCTCCATCAATAGCTTGTTGGACAAAACTTGTATCGTCTACGCCAGCACTATATGTTGATGATGCACCGTAATTTTCAGGCATGAAGTATGTCACTTTTTTAGCCAAGTCCGACGTATTAGATTCAAGTTGATTCTCGATTTTATTCATATTTATAGCATTTACATCGGTAGTTCCGTCTACCCAGTTTGTTTTGGAATAACTCATCTTGTTTCACCTACTTTAAACATTCCAACTTTACACATACCAGCTTTAACCGTTGTTCTAACTGGCGTAACTGGTGTACCTTTCTTATTGTTTTTCAATATTAAATTTATTAGTTTAATATCCATTATGACAACCAATATCTAACAATAGACGTACCTGTTAAGGTCTTGTAATAGAGTTTATTAAATGTGTCTCTTCTGTCCTGCAATGGGATTGTTTCACCTGTTTTATATGTTTGATAATTCGAATTATCATTTATACTAATTTCAACGTCTGCATCAACTGCAAGTATTAATGTAGGGAAAAGATTACTACTTAATGCGATGCTTTGTTCTGTAGCGGTTGCGTAAAGTTTGCCTGTTTTAACCATGATAAAAACCTCCTATTAAATAAAAATAAAGGAAGGACCTAAGCCCTCCCTTTTTGATTAAGCTGATGGTGGAATGTTACCAATCACCCATCTCCAATCATTCCAACCGTTGCTAAATCGCATATAGCCTCGAATCATCCAATTGTCTGTATTTAAGTCAACCCATGATTTAGTTTCAAGTGGTGTTCTGTCCACCCAAAAAAGGTTCTTCGCTTTCCACCTGCTATCTAACCCGTACCAACTTGTAGGATTATCTAGGAAATCGGAAATGATAACCTTGTACTTAGAGAACTTAGGATTAACATTACCATTAGGAGAATCATAACCGTTCGGTGTACCTAAAATTTCCCAAGCAACATCTCTCAATTCAAATGGTACAACAATTGTGTCCATCTTGAAATTACCTTTGATACCACTATCAGTAACAAAATTCTTAAACATGTTTTCGACAAGTGTTAAATTCGCTGGTGTAAGTGGTAAAGCGGTTAAGTTACTTTGAACTTTACCCTTCTTGGTTTTTGAAGGATGAGAAGTTGAACATAATTCTTTACCATCTGCACCTAGCAGACTATAAGACTTTCCGTTTGCAGTAGTGTACGCGGTTTCAGTACAATAGTTGAAAGGTAAATGAACAAATCTTTCTTTAGTTCTATTTGCGCTATCCATGAGTGTACCTGCTTGATTCTGCATATCTATTAATTGAGCATCATCAATAGTTTCGCGTTTAATTTGAATACCCTTCTTGAAAACTTCGGGAGTGAATGTCTTAGTGTAACCTTCCTCCATACCCTCGAATGGAACCTCTGCATCTGTCATTTCAAACTCGCCAATGCCTGTCATTCCTCCGATACTTTCTGAATAATGCTTAGAATCCTTTACTGTATAAAACTCTTTAAGTAATGAATCTTGAGCGTTATCCGATTCCTCTTTACTCATATATGCCATAAGTGGACCTTCAAAACGTCCAATCGCTAAATCTATTTTTCCTGCGGTTGCTTTAATAATCAACTCTATCAACTCCTAATTTTTATTCTTTTGCATTAAAAAAAGCCTTAGATTTCTAAGACTTTAAAATGTTATTACCGCTCTGTTCTTAACTGGATTATATGAAACAATTTCGATTGCTCCTGTTGTTAAATTGCCACTGTCTATGCTCAAACCATCTGAGGATATTGCTACAGTTTGCATTCCTACAACTGGTGTTCCTGTGCCTGTTACATCACATTTATATTTATTATCTTTCCTGATTTTGAGATATTCCGTTTTTACGCTAATTCCTCCTGCGGTGTCTGCATTTAAAATCGCATAAGGTGTAACCAATGGTGTAGCTTTTGTAAGCCTACCAGCAACCACCATAACCAACTCACCACTAACACCCGTTTCATTGTCCTTCATTAGTATTGAACTTTCTGTATTCATATTGGGTACATAGATTGCACTGTGAAAATCGAACATTTTATTACCTCCTTGTTTCTATTGCATATTTGCTTTGACAAAAGCCATGGCTTGTTTTTCTGTGAAGCCCATAGACTTATAGGTAGACATTGTTTCTGCATCAATGAAAGTATCGTTTGAAGCACTAGAGTTACTTTCTTTCTCTGTCTTTAGGTGCTTCTTGGAGTTAAGCTTATTTAGTGTCTCTTGTCTTGCTATTTCTTTGGCTTTTTTGGTAATTTTTTCTTTGATTTTTCCTTCATTAACTAATTTGAAAGCATCCATTAATTCGTAACCTTTCTCATACTTAGCCCAAACTTCATTGCTTATATCTTCTGGCTTTGTGATTAGATCAGGGAATGCTTTTTCTAAAGCGGTGTATTCAACTAATAATTTTTCATCATCAATAGGCTTTTCTTTAATTTCTTCCTTAGGTTCAATGACTTCTTTGGGTTCTGCTATCTCTGCGCCTTTTGTGATAAATTTTGCAGCGGCTAACATTGCAGCATAATTAGGATCAAGTGATATAGCATCTTGAATGGCTTTAACATCATAGCCTTTCTCTTCAAGTTCTTTGACCTTATTGTCCATAATCTGCGTATCCATCATTTTCCTATAAGAATCAAAATCCTTAACCCCAACATCGCCAAAATTCCTAACCGCCCATTCATCATTTTCTTGCTTTAGTTTTTGAAACTCTTTCTTTTGTCTTCTAAGTTCTGCGAATGCCGCATTAGTTTTATCAGATTGTTTGATTTCGTCTGGGGTTTCTTCAAGTTCTTCAACTTCATCCTCAACAACTTCCTCAACTTCATCTTCGAGTTCTTCAACCTTTTCTTCTTTTTCCTCAACATCATCTCTTAACCAATCAGGAACATCATTATTCCTAACACCATTAAAGAGGTTTTCTTCGTCAACATTATTTTCAATCGGTTCGGTGGTTTCCGATTCTTCTACACCTGTGTCGGCGAATAGTTGTAAATTCATTATTAACTTTGGTTCTATATCAGCAGATTTAGCGGCTTTCTGCATTTCTACGCTTGATTTTTTATTCATGTATTTCCTTTCTAAATCATGATTTTCGCCCTTTTCATCTGGGGATTTTAAAGCATGACAAAATACATAGTCTTTGCTATGTGTCATTGCAAGCGAGTGCTTACTTGCCTATACGGTAATTTAAAACATAAACAAACACTTGCAAAATAAAGAGCATAAAAAAAGAACTTACAATTAAGTAAATTCTATTTGCCACTCTTACCAGTTCTTAGATCGTTTCCAGTAATCCATACAGAAGTTTCTGTTGGCGCTCCTGTAGCTGAACCACTTACACCTCTGCCACTTACGGGCATTTGTTTACCGTTGTTACTGTTGTTACCATTGTCTTTAGCCATTAATAACACCACCTTTCATATATCGAATTGCAGTATAGGCAGAACCCTGCGTTAATACATACTCTTGACTTTGTGTATTCTTAATGCTCACTTATTGAGGAACTCTTACCTCGCCTATACTTTTAATACGCTATTAGTCTTCTTGGATTTGATTCTGTATCTATGTGGGTACCAGGAACAAACGTTAAAGCTTCTGCAATTACATAAGAACCATCTGGATTTTTCTGTTGTGTAGTAACTTGAACAATGCAACCAGTTTGGGTATTGCATATCTTTGTAGATTTTAGCCAGCCTTGTTCTTTGCTTGAAGCCTTACATAATAAAGCAAATGTATCGCCATCACCATATACAACTAAATCTGATATATTTGCTTTAG